ACTTGATGGACAAAGTTTAAGAATGATGTTAATACAGAATGGATTTGCAAGAGAATACTACGGAGAAGCTAAAACTTCTTGGTGTAACTAACACCCTTAGGACCGTAACTTAGTTACGAGGGTAGGCGGCTTCTGCCTTAAGTTATCCAATTCGCTACTGGACCTTATAAGTGAGCATAAATACTAATATGAGAGCAATAGAACTATACGAATCAGCCGCAACTGACCTAGCTAAGAAACTTCCTAGCTTAGAAAAGCACGACTATAATACCATTGATAAACTAATGAAAAAGATAGCAAAGAAACATCGTATAACCGGTGATGCATTGCATGATTTGTTTGTTAGAAAATATCATAAGACTCCGGACAGTTGGATTAAAGATAAACTAGATGAGGTTGGAGGACGACATTACAACCCGGATGGTACAACATATCGCGGATCCTATAATAAAATGCCAACATTAAATGATCCTAACGATATTTATAACAGAGCAGAACGAGTGCCATATAAAGATCCAGCTGGTGAAGATCCTGAAATAGATGATAGTATTAAACAAATTATTCAAAATGGCTTAAACAGATTAACCGATGACCAACGAAAAGTATTAATTTTAAGATTTTGGTATGATATGACATTACAACAGATTGGTGATAAGTTTGACTTGTCTAGAAATAGAATAAGAGAAATTGAAGCTAAAGGATTAAGACGATTGCGAGATTCCGCTAGACATAATGGATATGATCCTGAGTTATTAAAACCCTACATTACTGAATCTGAACAAGAAGATTTAAATAACAATCCTATTGTAAAGAAGTTTCTTGCTTGGACAAGTAAGAAGTTAAATTTAGAAACTACTCCAAAGATAGAGTTTAGTTATGATAGTGATGAAGCGCAAGAAGGTCATCATACTGGTAGACACAATCCAGAGACGGGTGAAGTATGGGTGTATTGTGCTAATAGAAATTTAGTAGATATATTACGCACTGTTTTCCATGAATTAACACATGTGCGTCAGGGTGAATTAAATATGATTAAACCGGGCGATAGTTATCCCGGTAGTCCAATAGAAGCAGAAGCGGATGTGATGGCTGGCAAGTATATTAAGATATTTGGCAAAGCACATCCAGAAATCTTTCAATAAAGAGTAACATATGTCAATAACAATAACAGGTGGGATAACAATAAATGGTGGTGGATTTACTATAGTTGCACCACCACCGGTAGAGAAAAAAGCTATATTTGGTTATGGATTTACCAGTGCTGCGGTATCATTAACCAACCTAGTATCAAACACAGGGGTAGTTAGTAATGATGTTACAGGTGTTGGCACTGGTAGACAACTACTAGCTGCCGCAGGTTACGGTACAGATAAAGCTATATTTGGATATGGATACAGTGTGGCAAATTCATCAATAACCAATTTAGTATCAAACACTGGAGTAGTTGCTACAGATACTACAGGTGTTGGTACTGGTAGACAAGGACTAGCGGCAGCCGGTTATGGAACAGATAAGGCTATTTTTGGTTACGGTAATGGTGGTTCAGTCACAGCAATAACCAATCTAGTATCAAACACAGGCGTTGTTGCCGGTGATACCACAGGTGTTGGTACTGGTAGAAACAATCTTGCGGCAACTGGATATGGCACTGATAAAGCTATATTTGGATATGGAATGGGTGGTGGTTCTACTGTAGTATCAATGACTAACTTAGTAAGTAATACAGGGGTGGTTGCTGGTGACACAACAGGTGTTGGTACTGCTAGATTTAATCCCGCAGCTGCCGGGTATGGCACTGATAAAGCTATATTTGGATATGGAATGAATAGTGGTTATAATGTAGTATCAATGACCAATTTAGTATCAAACACTGGAGTAGTTGCTACTGATACATCAGGTGTTGGTACTGCTAGACGATTATTAGCAGCCGCAGGATATGGACTAGATAAAGCTATATTTGGATATGGTTCTGCACCAGATACATCAATAACTAATCTTGTGTCAAATACAGGTGTAGTTGCTACAGATACATCAGGTGTTGGTACTGCTAGACAAGGATTAGCGGCTGCAAGTTACGGGTAATTATACAAAGAAAGAATAAAGAATGTCAATAACAATAACAGGTGGAATAACATTAAATGGTGGGGGATTTACTATAGTTGCACCACCGGCAGGGGTAAAGGCTATATTTGGATATGGATCGGCAACCGGGGGAGTTAAACAATCACTGACTAATCTAGTATCAAACACAGGTGTTGTTGCTACTGATACTACAGGTGTTGGTACTGATAGGAGTTATCTTGCAGCCGCGGGTTATGGAACTGATAAAGCAATATTTGGTTACGGTCTTGCTACTGCGAGTGTGTCAATGACCAATAAAGTAAGTAATACAGGTGTAGTTGCTACTGATACAACAGGAGTAGGTACTGCTAGAATAGACCTTGCGGCAGCTGGTTATGGTACAGATAAAGCTATTTTTGGATATGGCCAAACCGATGGCGGAACGAAGCTATCAATGACCAACTTAGTAAGTAACACCGGTGTCGTTGCCACAGATACTTCAGGCGTCGGCACTGCTAGACGAGCACTTGCGGCCGCTGGCTATGGTACTGATAAAGCTATATTTGGTTACGGTAGTGATGGTACTAGAGTATCAATGACCAACAAAGTATCAAACACCGGCGCTGTTGCTAGTGATACCACTGGTGTAGGTACTGCAAGAACTGTTCTTGCAGCCGCAACTTACGGTACAGATAAAGCTATTTTTGGTTACGGTCTTACTACTGTTAATGTGTCAATGACTAATCTAGTATCAAACACTGGTGTTGTTGCTACTGATACAACTGGTGTTGGCACTGCTAGATATTTTCTAGCAGCCGCCGGATACGGAACTGATACAGCTATATTTGGTTATGGATCTACTGGATCAATGACATCAATGACCAACCTAGTATCGAACACTGGAGTAGTTGCTACAGACACTACTGGAGTAGGTACTGCTAGGCAGGGATTAGCAGCCGCAAGTTACGGTTAAACAACAATTTACCATAATCATTGCTAACTAAATCATTCTATGTTACAATAGATAAATGATTAAGTTAACAGTTCCATTACCCAAAAGTATCACAATCGCATGTAGCGGTGGTGTAGATAGCATGGCAGTTGTTGACTTTCTAAGTCGTAAACACGATATCACTATCGCCCATTTTAATCATAGAACACAAAACGGTGAAAAAGCCGCAGAGTTTGTTTCTAGGTACTGTGGTGAACATAGTATTGTTATGATGTACGGCTCACCTCGCAGTCAAAAAAATAGTAAAGAAAGTCAAGAAGAATACTGGCGTAGAGAACGCTATGAATTTTTAAATGATCTTGGCCCAGTCATTACTTGTCATCATTTAGATGATTGTGTTGAAACATATATTTGGTCAAGTCTTCATGGTACACCCAAAGTTATTCCATTAACTCGCAACAATGTAATTAGACCATTTCTAACTACTAGAAAACAAGACTTCATCTATTGGTGTGAAAGTCACAATGTACCCTGGATAGAAGATGAATCAAATAAGAATTCCAGATATACCCGAAACTATATTCGCAATGAACTAATGCCACATGCATTACATGTCAATCCAGGATTACCTAAATTGGTCAAAAAGATTGTAGAAGGTAAACAAAATACTTGACTTCTCTACACAAACCAAGTATACTAACTAATTATTTAAGGAGAAACTATGTCAGATTATAACAGAACCTTTAACGGTGAAGCTAAGATTAAACTAACTCAACTAGTCAATGAAGGTATGCATGTCCTACATGAAATTGATACATTGAATGGTGGATTGAGCGACACTATCAAAGCAGTAGCAGAAGAACTTGAAATCAAGGCTTCTACACTAAAGAAAGCAATTAAAATTGCACACAAAGCTTCATTGGGTCAAACAAACAAAGACCACGATGAACTCAATACAATCTTGGAAACAGTCGGCAAAACTCTATGAGTTATGTGGATGCTATTCACAGTAGGGATGAGGATCGTATCTATGTCGTAGAGAGAAATAAAGACGGCAAAAGAGAATACAAAGAATACCCTACTAACTATGTATTGTATTATTCCGATCCTAAGGGTAAACATCGTAGCATTTATGGCAATCCAGTCAGTCGTTTTAGCACTCGTAAACGACAAGAGTTTGAAAAAGAAAAACGTATTCATTCAGGTAAGAAATTATTTGAAAGCGATGTACCGGTAATCTTTCGCTGTCTAAGTGAAAATTATCTTGGCATTGATGCACCTAAACTTCATACTTGTTTCTTTGACATTGAAGTAGACTTTGATCCTGAAAAAGGATTTAGTCCTACAAGTGATCCATTCAATCCTGTTACAGCTATCAGTTGTTACTTAGATTGGCTAGATCAATGTATTACATTAGTGATCGCTCCGAAACATATGAGCAGTGAAACAGCCCAAGAAATCACTAATGAGTTTGAGAACACAATGCTATTCAAATCAGAGAAGGAAATGTTTGACGTTTTCTTTCAACTCATTGAAGATGCTGATGTATTGACTGGTTGGAACAGTGAAGGATATGATATACCCTACATGGTCAATCGTGTTACTAGAGTGATGAGTAAGGATGATACACGCAAGTTTTGCTTGATGGGTCAACTTCCTAAAGCACGTGAATATGAACGATTCGGTAAGAGTGAAACAACATATGACTTAGTAGGTCGTATTCACTTGGACTATCTACAACTATACAAGAAGTATAACTATGAAAGTCGTCACAGTTATAAACTTGACAGTATCGGTGAGATGGAAGTAGGTGAAAACAAAACTCAATATGAAGGTACTCTTGACCAATTGTATAACAAAGACTTTAAAAAGTTCATTGAATACAACAGACAAGATACTATGTTGTTGGTGAAGATTCACAACAAACTTAAGTTTTTAGAATTAGCTAATCAACTTGCACATGAAAATACAGTACTGCTTCCAACAGTTATGGGTTCGGTGGCAATGATTGAGATGGCAATTTTTAATGAGGCCCATGAACGTGGCTTAGTAGTACCAGATAAAAAACGAAAGACTGAAAATGATGATGAAATCCAGCAGGCAGCAGGTGCCTTTGTTGCTACGCCGAAAAGAGGTATGCATGAATATGTCGGAGCAGTTGACATCAACAGTCTCTATCCCTCGGTTATTCGTGCCCTCAACATGGCAGGTGAAACCATCGTTGCTCAGGTCAGACAAACAATCACTGACCAATATATGCACGAAAAGGGCGCACGATTAGCAAGTGAGAAGAAACGTCACAAAGAAGGTGATGACGCTGTTACAGGATCTATTCTCTGGGAAAATCTATTCGGTGCATTAGAGTACACAGCTATTATGAATCAAGAACGTGGCACTATGCTTACAGTAGACTACGAAGATGGTCGTAGTGTAGAAATGTCAGCGGCAGAAGTCTGGAAGATGGTCTTTGACAGCCATAAGCCCTGGATGTTAAGTGCTAATGGTACAATCTTTACTTACGAAAAAGAAGGTGTAGTTCCTGGTCTACTAACACGTTGGTACTCAGATCGTAAAGAGATGCAGAAAAAACTCAAAGAAGCAACTACTACAGAAGATAGAGAGTACTGGGATAAACGACAACTTGTTCGTAAGATTTTATTGAACTCGGCATATGGTGCATTGTTGAATGAACATTGTCGTTTCTATGATAAGCGTATAGGCCAAAGTGTAACACTATCAGGAAGACAGATTGTTAAACACATGATGAGTACTATCAATGAAACAGTTGAAGGTGTATATTCACATGACGGCAATGCTATTGTATATGGTGATACTGACAGTTGTTACTTTACAGCATATCCAACACTAAAGCCACAGATTGATAGTGGTGCATTAGAGTGGAATAAAGAAACTTGCATTGGTCTATATGATGGCATCGCTGAACAAGCAAATGAATCGTTCCCTGCATTTATGGAGAAAGCATTTCATGCTCCTCGCAAGAATGGTGAGATTATCAAAGCTGGTCGTGAATTGATAGGTGATCGTGCTATCTTTATTGTTAAGAAGCGGTATGCTATTAACATCTTTGACAAAGAAGGTAAACGTAAAGATAAAAATGGCGACTTGGGTGATATCAAAGCTATGGGTCTTGACTTGAAACGTGCTGATACTCCTAAATATGTACAAGAGTTCTTAATGAATGTACTACAAATGGTTCTTCAACAAGGTAAAGGTCGTACTGAAGTTATTGAGGCTGTCAAAGACTTCAAACGTGTACTAACCGCACAAGATAGTTGGACTAAGGGTTCTCCTAAAGGTGTAAACAAACTTACAATGTATGGTGACTTAGAAGCTAAAAGTAGTACAGGTCGTGCAAATATGCCCGGTCACGTAAGAGCCGCACTTAACTACAATTACTTACGTAGAGTAAACGGTGACCAATATAGTCAAAAGATTATTGATGGTATGAAGGTTGTGGTATGTAAACTCAAATCTAATCCATTAGGGTTTACAAGTGTAGCGTATCCTGTAGATGAATTACGTTTACCCAAATGGTTTACTGAGTTACCATTTGATGATTCAGCTATGGAACAAACATTAGTAGATGAGAAGATTGATAACTTATTGGGTGTACTTGGTTGGGATATTCGTAGTAATACTGATACCAATAGTACATTTGATGATTTATTTGTTTTCGGTTAAATTGGTGTTGCAATTCGTAATATATTCCTATATAATACGTATCACAACTACCTAAATAGTTAAAACAAAGGAAAAACATGAAAGATAATTTACAAGATTTAATTCAACATACACATGGCTTAGGCTGTATTGAGTTGATTAAAGTCAGTGGAACTGACACAGAGACAACTGTAAACGCAGTAGCAGAAGATAAATCTGTTATCGTTAGTGGTGTGCTTAAACATCCTAGCGCAGAGTTCATTGGTGTGTTCGGTATGCCTAACTTAGGTAAACTGAAAACAATTTTAGGCTTTGATGACTATGATGAACATAGTAAAATTACTGTTACACGTGTTAACAAAGACGGTGTTGACGTACCTGAATATATTCACTTTGAAACAAAAGCAGGTGATTTCGTTAACGATTATCGTTTGATGAGTAAAGCTATTGCTGATGAGAAAGTTAAGACTGTAATGTTCAAAGGCACTACGTGGGGTGTTGAGTTTGAACCTACTATTGCTGGCATTCAACGACTAAAACGTCAAGCAAGTGCTAATAGTGAAGAAAAGAACTTTACTACTAAAACAGAAAACGGTAATCTAATGGTTTACTTTGGTGACCCATCAACTCACTCAGGTAACTTTGTGTTTCATCCCGGTGTTACTGGTACATTGAATAAAGCATGGATGTGGCCTGTTAAAGAGTTCTTAAGCATCATGGATCTACCCGGCGATAAGATTATTCGTATCGGTGATGCGGGTGCAACAGAAATTGTTGTTGACAGTGGTCTAGCAGTATATCGTTACTTACTCCCAGCACAAGCGAAATAATGGAACAAGATAATCTATCAGCAAAACAAAATCCCGATTGGGCATTGTTCTTACCTGCAGTCAGTAGTTTTTATATCTCTGGTTTGGGTAAACAACGTAAAGGTGAAGAGTACTTTGATCCTGCACGTATCCCTGCTCAATTCAACGGTGATGTGGAGAAACTAAACTTCTTAAACAGTAAAGAGGGTCTCTATTATTACAAGTGGGGATTGTATAGTGCTGGTCATGCTAACTTAGATACTACTAAAGACGATCCTAGTGAAAGTATCATTAGAGAACGTGAAGAAGGTACATTTATGTTAGGTGACTCTGGTGGATTTCAGATTCTTAAAGGTCAATGGCCTGCTGATTGGAAAGATCCTAATTGTCCTAAAGCTATGATTAAGCGTAAAGCTGTATTGAACTGGATGGATACATACATGGATTATGGTATGGTCCTTGATATTCCTTCACAATCATTAACTACCTTTCATATGAAGGATCCTAAAACAATTGAAAAAGATAAAGAAGGTAATGTTATTCCGGGTACCGGAGTAAGTCTTCATGGTATAAGTACCATTGAAGAAGCTATTACTGCTACTCATATTAATAATGAATACTTTATTAACAATCGTTCGGGTAAATGTAAGTTCTTAAATGTATTACAGGGACGTACACATAAACAGTCAGATGATTGGTATGCTGAAATGAAGAAGTATTGTGACCCAAACATATATCCAGAAAATCACTTTAATGGTTGGGCATTCGGGGGACAGAATAAAATTGATGTACACCTAATGTTAACACGTATGATTGATATCATTTATGATGGATTGTTAGTTGAAGGCAAACACGATTTGATTCATTGTTTAGGTACAAGTATATTAGAGTATGCAGTATTGTTTACTGATATCCAACGTGCTATTCGTAAGTATCATAACCCAAAATTACTGCTTACATTTGATTGTGCTAGCCCATTCTTTAGTGCGGCTAAAGGTCTAGCTTATTTCAATACTAATATTGAGCATAATAAGAAATGGTCATACAGTATGGAAAAGACTGCCGAAAAGAAAAGTTATGCTAATGATACCCGTAAATATCGTGATGCTGTATTAGCTGAAGGCATCCATAAAGTCTTTACAGATAGTCCAGTAACTGATAAACTAGTGCTTAAGGACATGTGTTATCGTGGTCAGGGGTTCTTGGGACAACATAATAAAGAAACTAAGACCAGTTGGGATACGTTGAGTTACACACTTCTTCAAAGTCATAATGTCTGGATGCACATGAATGCAGTTCAAGAGGCTAATCGTCAATATGAGAATGGTATTGTTCCTAAAATGTTAATGAATGAACAATTTGAACGTGTATTGTTTAAAGATGTTATTGACGAAATATTTAGTAAAAAAACTAAACAGGAAGCAATTGATTTGATTGATTCAAACAGCAGATTATGGATGCAGTTTCAATCAGGTAGTCAGGGTATTAGTGGTAAGAAAACTGTTAATGCACTAACAAAGTTTGAAGAACTATTTGAAGTTTATAATGAACCAGAATTTGAAGAAGTAATAGAAGATAGCGATGATGCTATGAATGAAGCACTTGGAGAGTAAAAATGATAGAACAACATGAACAAGCAATGGCAGAGAAACGTTCTCGCATTAAAGATAAAGCATTACGTACAATCTTTGTACGTTTTCAAAAAGAAGGTATTCATAAATACCCAGCGGCAGCAACAGACCCAGCACTTGCTACAGGTGATGAGTATGATGTTAGCTTTTTAGCTACTCCACATAGGCACATCTTTCATTTTGATGTGGCTATTGAAGTATTTCACAACGACCGTGATATTGAGTTTATTCAGTTTAAAAGATGGTTAGAGAATCAATATTCTCAAGGCATTCTTCAATTGGATTACAAAAGTTGTGAAATGATTAGTGATGACCTCTATGAAGTCATTGCAACTCGGTATCCAGATCGTAGTGTCGCTATTCAAGTATCAGAAGATAATGAGAATGGTGCACATATTGTCTATAACACAACAACATCTTTACATAAACTCGCTATTTAAAAGGAAATAAAAATGGCAAAACAACAATCTAACCCACGTGTTCAACAAATCTTTGAGGATCTAGAAAACTATCTAGCATTCTGTCAGGATTTCGGATACAAGTTTGATGAATCAACAATGTACGATATGCGTAGCTTTGCATATCGTCAATTTACTAAGGCTGTCACTGGTAAGTGGGCTAAAGATCAATGGCAGGAAGACGCACGTCCATGAGAAAACTGTTTTACATGGGTCTTGAACCCTATAAAGCAAGGTATACTCTACAGTTGCAAGACTGGAATGAGAGTGTATTTAAACGCAGAGGCATTAAATATGTTATCGTGCCTGGTGAAACATTAACTAATGATCAGGCTATTGTTACTGGACAAGTATTAGATGCACATGGACGTACATACTTTGGTATGAGTCAATTAATGAATCTAGTAAGGATGATGAAACAAGGTGAGTGTAGTTATGAAGATATTGTATACTTTGAAGATATGTTTCAGCCGGGCATTGAAAGTCTTCCTTATATACTTAAGCAAGTTCCTATTAATCTCCGTCCTCGTATATTTGTCCGTTGTCTTGCTCAGTCAATCGATCCGGATGATTTCGTACATGTATGGGGCATGAGTGAGTTCATGGGTCACTATGAAAAGATGGTTGACTCATTCGTTGATGGTGTACTTGCTTCTAATGAAGAAATGGTAATGCATATGAAGATTGCAGGTTGGAAGGCTCCTATCTACAATATTTCAGGATTAGCATTTGGTAAAAAAGAAGTTCGTAGTCGTATTAACAATAACATCAAACCATTCAATGAGCGACCAATGCGTATTGGATTTAGTGCAAGATGGGATCAGGAAAAGCAACCTGACTTCTATATGGATGTGATTGAAGAATTCTACAACCGTTATGGACAGAAGGATCGTCATGGTGTATATCGTGGTGTAGAGTTCTGTGTGTTTAGTGGCAGTAAACTAAAAAGCAATAACGACAGTTATATGAAGCGTACACAAGATATGCAAAATCGTGGTCTATTACGTATATGTGAAGACCTAGATAAGAATCAATATTATGAATTATTGAATGATACTAGAGTATTGTTTAACTGTGCGTTACAAGACTGGGTAAGTAATACAGTAAGTGAGGCAGATAGTTTGGGTTGTAATGTATTGTATCCGGCATATCGCAGTTTCCCAGAAACGTTTGCGAATGACTATACAAGACTGTATACACCCTGGAGTGTTGAAGATGCGGCAATTAAGTTGTATAATATGTTACATCAACCGCATGAAAATCAAGGCAAGATTAGTGATTGGACTGATGGTACAATCGATAGAATTTGTGATATACTAGAAGGTAACGGACAACAATGGTTGCGTATGGATAGTGATTATCGCAAACACACCCGTGAAGCAAAATATTAAGGAGAAAATTATGAGCGCACAAAATGATATTGAAACAAGTTTAGAAGCATACAATAGTGAGAATGATAAATTTAACAAAGGCAATGCAGCCGCTGGTACACGTGCTCGTAAAGCATTAGCAGAATTAGCTAAAGCGGTTAAGGCTCGCCGTAACGAAATTACAGCAGAAAAAGCCGCACGTGCAGAAGCAAAAGCTAAGGCTTAATTATGGCTCGCAAGAAAATTCAACTTGCAGAACCAACCGTAACAAAAGGTAGTCACTTAACCGTGACTACTTTTCCTGATGGTCGCACTGAATTACTATGGGATTGGGATGAATTAGTTAAAGATGTTCATGAAGCCTGTGCTAGTGTAGAATTAGCTAATATGAAGCCTGTAGTTAAGGCTAAAACAAATAAAAAATAAAAACTAATTTATGAATTCATTTGACGTTTTTGACACATTGATTGCTAGAAGATATGTAAATAACAATATTATTTTAAGCCATATTGAATCAGAATTTAACCTGTCTGGATTTGTTACGGCTAGGAACGCTGCCGATACAGGTTCAAGAAGCTTACAAGAAATTTATAATGCATTGGAAAGTAATAATGTTATTGATTCATCTATCGTGCAAGAAGTGATGAATAGAGAAATATCGTTAGAAATAGAAACTTCTATTCCAGTCAAAGAAAACATAGATAGAGTTAATGACGGAGATTTATTAATATCCGATATGTATTTACCTGCATACGCAATTAGAGAGATGGTTAGATATGCTGGTCTAACAAAACAAGTAACTATACATCAATCTAACGGGGATAAAAATTCTGGTAAAATTTGGAAAGCATTACAAAATAATAAACCTGAATTACACTTAGGTGATAATTTACATTCGGATGTAGAATCAGCAAAACAATATGGTATCAATGCTGAACATTATCCTGGTACACATTTGAACTCTATAGAGCAACATATATATAATAACGGATTATCGCAAATAGCATTACTGTCTAGGGAAATTAGGATTCGCAATGGTAAGGTTAGTTCATTTTTTAATGTTGCCAATTCATTAAATTTACCCTGGTTATTTATAACAGCAGAAATGATACATAGAAAACATAATGATTCTAATATTGTTTTTTTAGGACGTGATTGTCAGTTATTACAGCGTATATATTCATCATACTACAACACAAGTACGTATTTACCATTTAGTCGCAAAGTGGCATTTAATCAACCAGCAGAAGCACTAAAATATCTATCAATACATTCACCTAAAAATAGTGTGTTAGTGGACATTATAAGCACTGGTGCTACCTGGGAACATTTGGCAAAATTTGGTAATACTAATATTACTGCAATTATATATTCAAATATAGATGGTAATCGTTATACAGTAGATAAACCTATATTACCAGCTGGATTTGATTATCTTACTAAAAATGATGAGGTACTAAGTAGTGGATTATTACTTGAAGTAATGAATTGTGCTGAACACGGTCATTTATCTAGTATAAATGAAATTGCTCCTAATGTATTTGTTAGTCAATTTGGAGAACCGGAGTTATCAACTTATATAATTAATGAAATTCATTCACCTGTACAAAAAGCAATTGATATAAAAATGTATTATCAATCAGCTATTAGGGAAGAGTTAAAAAACATACCTGACGAAACTTTGAAAAACTTATTTATATTGTTAGTTCAAAATATATGTAATCAATCAATGTTAAATCAACATCTTGGTGATTTTTACGCTAAAGAAAATAACTATCTAAATTCAATAAAATTACAAGGAAACAAATGAACAAAAATGTTAATCCGTTCGTGTATCAACAAATACTAGAAAATGATATGCCAAACTCAACTATTCCAGCGTGGATAGGAGAAACTTATACTCAATGTTATGAAGATGTTATCATTGATAGTTTAATTCGAGGACATATTAGGCGATTGGGTCGACCATTAAATGGAATGACCTTTATTGAAATTGGTGCTAATCATCCAGTTTGTACTAATTCTACATATCTTTGGAAACGCAAATACGGTGTATGTGGTATATTAGTAGAAGCTAATCCCAAACTAATTCCAAATTTACAAAAGTTTAGAAATAATGATACTATTATTAATGCGGCTGTATACGATCAGGATCAAGATAATATTGATTTTTTTATCAGTCCGGAAAATGAAATATCAAGTCTGAATGAGTTTTTTGTAAATTCATGGAAAAACTTAGGTGTACAAGAAAAAATATCTGTTTCAACTATACGAGTTAATACATTATTTGAAATGGTAAAAAATATAGAAACAGTTATATTAATTATTGATGTAGAGGGAATGGACCTTCGTATACTTAAGGATATTAATTTTGAAAAATATAGACCCTTAATTATTGAAATTGAACCCAGTGACTGGCTCGCGCCTGGCACTAGTACAGCTATGATTGATTTTATGAAAACCAAAAATTATGATATTATTTGTGAAACAGATGTGAATCTAATATTTTTAGATAAGTTATCTATTAAATAACCAAAATCATTTACTAATATATTTTAATAATGTACAATGATAGCATAAATAAGTATGCTACACAACGGTAGCACAATATCAAAACAAAACCATCACAAAGGAAGGTTATCTATGAGTTATAATAAAACAAAAACAGATCCAGAGTTGGGTCAAAGAGTACACGAACATCTAGTTAAGATGGGTGTTGAAACCCCAATCAAACAACGTAATCTAGACCGCAAAGAAAAGATTGATATTATCGCAGGTAACTTTACTGAGATTATGAGAGTACTCGGTCTAGATTTAACTGATGATAGTCTTATTGACACACCAAATCGTGTTGCTAAGATGTATGTCAATGAAATCTTTTGGGGACTTGATTATGAAGCATTCCCTAAATGTACAACAGTTAACAACAAGATGCACTATAACGAAATGGTTGTAGAGCGTAATGTTAATGTTCAATCTAACTGCGAACATCATTTTGTAGTAATCGATGGATTGGCTACTGTAGCTTATGTACCTAAACAAAAGGTGTTAGGTCTTAGTAAGATAAACCGTATCGTAGAATATTTTAGCAAAAGACCTCAGATTCAAGAGAGGTTAACAGAGCAAATTTTTCACACCTTACAGTTCATCCTTGATACAGAAGATGTTGCAGTTATGATTGATGCACAGCACTATTGTGTTAAAAGTCGTGGTGTAGAAGATACAGGTAGTAGTACTGTTACTTGTCGTTTAGGTGGAGGTTTCAAAAGTGATCCGGCGGCAAGACAAGAGTTTCTACAAATTGCTAATAAGGGTTGCAAATAATGGGAATGCGTAAACAAATGGACTACAACTCAGTACATCATCAAATCTACATGAGTGGTGTGGAACTACATAGTAACTATAATGATGGTTACAATCAGTTTGAAATTAAAAAAGATTTACATCGTATCAAGTGGTTGTTAGATGAGATTATGGCAGACTCACCTACATTTGCCGGTGAAGATGAATTCTTAAAAGAGCATGAACAAACTAAAATGTGGAGAGCACTTTCAAAATGATTTTTAATCACATTAAAGAACTAAAATTACAAGGTAAAAAGATTGGCATTACCTTCAGTACATTTGATATGCTACACGCAGGTCACGTTGCTATGTTAAGTGAAGCAAGGAACCATTGTGATTACTTGATTTGTGGGTTACAAACTGATCCAACTATTGATAGACCTGATACTAAGAATAAACCTATTCAAAGTATTGTAGAAAGACAAATTCAACTTGCGGCTTGTCGATATGTAGATGAAGTTGTTGTTTATCAAACTGAACAAGACTTGATTGACTTGTTATTGATTTTACCATTAGATGTACGTATTTTGGGTACAGAGTATGAGGATAAGAACTTCACCGGACGTAATGAGGGCGCCGGACGTGGTGTAATGGTTATATTTAATAAGCGTGACCATAGTTTCAGTTCTAGTAGTTTGCGAAAACGGGTTGCCGAAGCAGAACAATTAAAAAATAGTAAATAACTATAACCGGTCTCTTTGGGCTCATCCCGGTATACAAACTCTGCGTCCTATGCTATAATATAACATAGGAGAACATCATGGCAAACAAAAAATTCTTTTCAACAAAGACATACAGACAAATAGGTCCTGTCGCATATCGTCAATGGCGTGCTGACAGTCATTGTAACTTAATTCATGGCTATGCTATGAGTTTTCACTTTGAGTTTGAGGCTGACACACTTGATGCCCGTAACTGGGTAACTGATTTTGGTGGACTACGACCACTTAAGGATAAACTAGAAGAATGGTTTGACCATACTCTATTAGTCGCACAAGATGACCCAATGCGTGAACATCTATTAGAACTAGGCAGATTGAAACTAGCAAAGATAACAGAAGTAGAACGCACAGGTTGTGAAGGTATTGCTGACTTCTTATACGAATACGTTAATACAATCTTTTTGCCCAATTGCGGTAGTGAAGAAGCTAAACGTGTATGGTGCTGTAGAGTAGAGGTACGTGAGACTGATAGTAATATGGCAGGACGTGGTGGTCATAGGGAAGATGGAGAATTTGCATAATGTTAGAAACAATTTGCGACACATTAGTAGAAGCATATAAACGCAATTGGATTACCAGTCGTGATGGCAATGTAAGTATTCGTCATCACGACCGGGACCACTTTTACATTACACCTAGTGGTGTACGTAAGCAGACAATGCAACCGGACCAGTTTAAAAAGATTGTCATTGAACAAGGCTACTATGACCAACCTCCTAGACCATACTATTCTTGGAAAGAATTGGTATATACAGACATTAGTGAGAAGTTAAAACCTAGTGGAGAAATACCACTACACTTTGGCTTACAACGAGAAATGGGGCAACATAGCAATGATGTTAGGGTAGTAGTTCACTTACACCCTACTTATTGTATTGCCGCTATGCACGCCGGTATTGATTTAAGCACTATCAGCAAAGCGTTTCCAGAATTGAATCGTTATACTAAGGTAGCACCTAATGTAGGAGATGTAGAACCTATCAGCCAAGAACTTGCCGATCAATGTCATAAAAATCTTGGATTAGATAATGCAGGTAATATTGCTTATGACATTGTAGGCATCAAAGGACACGGCGTTGTAGCCATTGACACAAGCCCATGGAGGGCTTTTGAACACATTGAACGATTAGAACATATTTGTCAAATCGTATTAGCATCAGGGAAATATGAATAGTTTAGAAAAAATCTGGGCAAGGGCAACCGGTCATCTAATGGGTAACACTGATGATGACAGGCCTGATGTTCCCATTCTTACATTAAGAGAAGCAAAAATCGCATTGTTCCTAAAAACTTTCTGGGTGGTGCTACATGTGATAACATGTTGTTTCATTATAGCAAACACAATACATAATTGGTAAAATATGAGTAACATAAAAATTTCAGAACTATTCTATAGTATTCAGGGTGAGGGTCGTTACATGGGAGTTCCCTCCGTGTTCCTAAGAACGTTTGGTTGTAACTTTACATGCGCAGGCTTCGGCATGCCTAAAGGTGAAGTAAGTAAAGAAGTAGAAGACATTGCCGCAAGGGTTCACTATTATGATGATTATAAAAAATTACCGTTGGTTAGTACAGGTTGTGATAGTTATGCTAGTTGGGATCCTAGGTTTAAGCATCTTAGTCCTATGCTTAGTACCGATAGTATTGTTGACAGCATTATGGACATGCTTCCTCATAATCGCTGGATGGATGAGCACCTTGTTATCACTGGTGGAGAACCTCTACTCGGCTGGCAAAGAGCATATCCTAACTTACTTTCAAATGAGAAAATGAGAGCATTAAAAGAGATTACTTTTGAAACTAATGGTACACAAGAACTAAGTCAAGACCTTTCAACATATCTACAACAATGGAAGACTAATAGAGAAAAGAACGCACTTACATTTAGTGTTAGTCCTAAACTAAGTATCAGCGGTGAGAAGTGGAGTGAAGCAATTTGTCCTAGTGTTATTCGTCAATATGAAAGTGTTGGCTTTGTGTATTTGAAGTTTGTTATTGCTACTAAGGAAGATGCACTTGAAGCAGATAAAGCAGTAAAAGAGTTTCGTAATGGTGGATTTAGAGGCCCTGTATACTTTATGCCATGTGGTGGTGTAGAAAGTATCTATAGTTTGAATGCCAAGAATGTTGCTATTGAAGCAATGAATCGTGGTTATCGTTATAGTGATAGATTACAAGTACCATTGTTTAAGAATGAATGGGGAACATAAAATAGTTATGTTAGACTATCCAATATCCGATGATGTATTTTACAACAATGCATTGAAGCAAAATTTAGGATTAGCTCTCAAGTTTGCATGGTTACCCAAAAGATGCGTATTAACTGGTAAGTTAATTTGGTTAAAATATGGTTATAGAGTTACTGCAATGTGGACCGGGCCAGGTGAACCCATATTTGAGCATAAATGGCACGATAAGAATGCCCATATTATATGGATGTTAAAAAGGTAAATATATGTATGAATTAAGATATCTTGTCCGAAAAGGTTTAGAAGGACCTGAACAAGTGTTACAATATAGAACACAACTTGAAGTAACAGATTATAGTACAACTACTGACAAAGGTAGTTTTACTAAAAAACGTGAATGGACTGAATGGCAAGATGTACCTACAGTAGAAGATAAATGAGAACATATGATAAACGAATTGGCTTTTTAGTAAGCTCACAGACATTAATACCACATGGTGGTATTGGTCAATTTACAAAAAGTTTTTGTGAGTTGATGGATAATCATAATATTAAAGTAGATATTATTACAGATAAAGAACCAAAAGATAATAATTTTATTAACTCTATTCCAGCAAATATAATTGCCCCATTAGAGAAATTAAAATACAGGGATCATGCTGATATTTTTATGTATGGCGATACATTTTGTTATGAACGAATGGCTAACTTCCGTAATGCTATCGTAGAAGCATTAGAACATAATTTATATGATGCATTGATATGCAACACATACGAAACTATTCAAGTGGCTAGTACTATGGGACTAGATGATTGTATCCAAATCATTGCATATACTCACCTAGAGAGTCAAATATTTACTAACACATCAAATCCCTTTTTACTAAGTACAAATGAAATGATGCGTAAACAATTAGAAATGAATTCATTGTATATAGGTACACAAAGTAAATTTAATCAATTGCAATTTCAAAATGCATATGATTTACCTATTCCATTACCAGAAAAAGATTTATTAAAAGAACATCACAAACCCAGAGAAGGTGTATTATTTATTGGTAGATGGGAAGAAGGTAAAAATCCTGAACTCTATTTAGATTTAATAGAACAAACTAGATTGCCAGCACGTGTAATGACTAGTGCAAATGGTGCTAAAAAATTTGAAACAAGATTACAAGAAATTGGTGTACCGTATGAAATCAAAGTAAGTATTATAGGCCAAGAAAAAGTAAATTTTATTACTAGCTGTCGTGTAGCATTTAATCCTAGTTTGGTTGAGAGTTATGGTATTGCATTCTTAGAGCAAATGACACAAATGCCAACAGTTGCATTAGAAAATATGAGATGGACTAATAATTTTAATAATCAATATTTCTTTACTTGTAATAAACAAACAATGGTAAATATAGTTGAATCATTGTATCATTCATATGATACCGCAGAGAGCTGGTATAGTGAGGGATCGCTAAAACATGCACAAACTATGGATAATTTGGTATTTCATAAATGGAATGATTGTTTTAAACAATTTAAATCTAAACAATCAAACAGCAATACTGCAGGTATATGCAAAACACTTACCCCTCCCAACTTAACTGTTAGATATATAGACTTTATCTCAAGTTTAAAACGAAGGATCATTTGTATAGATGATGCCCGTAGTGTCTTTACAAATAAACACAAGTATCGTATTATATATACAGATGACGATACTTATTTGACACTTGACCCGACATTTACACCCTCACCTATTATAGTAGCACAACCAATCACTCAGTCCAATGAACCCGCTTTTACTGAGAAGCCGATTGACACCTTATTTAAATTTATAAACTAATATGAAACAAAAAATTACAGACTTTGTTAACGATAAATTTAAAAATATATTTAATATGCCTTTCAGTATTATTAACGGAAATCTTAACGAGTATAAAAAGAACAAGTTACCCAATACCAGCGGGATATATTTTATATATTGTGATAGGTTGGGATTGTCGTATATAGGAATGACTACATCTAATGTAACTAATAGGTTTAAAGCACATATTGGTAGGGCAGATGAGGGTAAGGATTATGATAAGAGAAATCCGCATAAAGTTTGGGACTATTTTCATGATTGGTGCAAGACAGAAAATTATAGTTTACAAGAAAATAGTAAGTATATTTTTGTATCTTTCAAAGATAATATTACAAAAAAACAATTAGAATTCTTTGAAAGCGGGTTAATTTTTCAATTTAGACCTTTATTAAATAGTAATTGCTTTGAATTGTTTGGGTACGATAAACTACAACATATGAGAGGATTTAAATGAAAAAGATTTTAATTACAGGATGCTCAGGATATATAGGATCACATCTATGTAAAATGCTAGAAAACGATTATGAAGTTCACGGGCTGGATATTAAAGAACCCCAAGCACCACTAAATGAGTTTTATCGTTGTGATATTAATAGACAATTTGTTATACCTAACGACATTGAATATGATAGTGTGATTCATTTGGCGGCATTAATACGTGTAAATGAAAGTGAACAGATACCTATCAAATACTATATCACTAATCTAAACGGAACTATGAATGTTATAAACAAAATAAAGACAAAGAACTTTATTTTTGCTAGTACCGGCGCTGCCTATGATTGTGCGAGTGCATATGGTATAAGTAAACGGGCAGCCGAAGATGTTGTACGTGAGTATTGCACAAAACATAAACCACAAGATTATACTATCTTTAGATTTTATAATGTTGTAGGTAGTGATGGTTATAAACCAACTAATCCGGATGGATTAATGTATAATCTATTAGAAGCAACAAAATCAGGAGTGTTTACTATCTATGGTGATGACCACGCAGTAAGCAAAGATGGTACATGTGTACGTGATTATGTTCATGTAAATGAAATATGTGACGCATTGAAACAAGCAATTGAAAAGCCTAGCAATAGTTTAGAATGTTTGGGGCACGGTGTAGGTTATACCGTAAAAGAAATTGTAGAGAAGTTTCGACAGGTTAATAACGTTGACTTTACTATAAAATACGGTCCAAGAAGAAAGGGTGACATTGCTAGCAGTGTACTAGAAAATGTATCACCCTATATGCGTAATTTGTATACGATGGATCAGTTATTGAAGATTTAGTTATGCTAAATGTGTCATTAGAGTATTCAACTGTTGAACACCACCTTTTGACAATTGAAAACCTTGTTTCTTAGCACGTTTTATCCTTTGGTCATAATTAGGATGTGTGCTATTGGGTTGACTTGCTATAAGATTGTAGTAGGCATACATTTCTTTTTTACTATGCATAAACTTAAATAGTCCGGACTTATTGTACCCTAAGGCCTTGCACAATTTAACAGCAAAATCATCAGCATCTATTTCTTCTTTACGAGATTGCGCCGGAGTAACATCATCAATGTGTCCTAGAGCAATATGTCCCAATTCGTGTGCTATAGCAAATGCTAGTATCTCATCAGGTGCGTCCCAGAACACAGTAATATCCATACTTATAGTTTTATTGCCTGCGTTGGCTTGCACATAGCTTTCATTTGACTGCACAACAAGTTGTGTTCCTGCTAATTGTTTTGCCCAAGCAGGGCCCGCTGTTCTTGCTAATCTGTTAAGCATAGTATTAGCACGTTGTTGTAATTGTTCTAGTCTAGGACCCCATACGTTCACCAAAGCTTCTTTATCTTTTATAAGTTCATCATAGGGTTGATATTGACCTGCTTTAGCTAATCCAGTAGCACCTAATGCGGCAGCGCCTGCTACACCTTTAAGCAGGTCCCTACGACTAATATCCTCATCAATAAATTCACTTGCTCTCATTTTTTGTTTTTTCTTTTCATCAACCGTTGAAACTTACGGTAATCTGCTCTATTTAAATTTAATATAGGAGCAACCGCTGATATTCTTTTACTAATATCGTCACGTCCGTATTTTTGAATATCTTGAGCTAATTTATTTTGACCATTTAAAAATTTTGGATCAATTTTTACATTATTAGTATTTGGTACTGGTCTGCGAAACAGCGGAGGTTTGGGTTTCATGTCAGGACCTAATACTGTTTCCACCCTTATTTCATTTTGACTTAATCTATGAATGTACACACTAACCAGAGTATTAGTATCTTGAACATAGGCACCCTTACCAATTGGTATTGTGGCTGCTACGTCAGGATAAATAGAAGCATAAGTTATAATATTACTAAAAGTTATAGGTGATACATTTCTAGCAGTCATACTTACTACTGCGTGTGAGTCAATAAGTACACGCCATGATCCTATAGTCATAGTTTTCATTATACTATGATGTGCTTCAGTTATAAATTCACTTGCTCTCATTAGTGTTTCAATAATAAGGTTGACAATACATCTTGTCTATTAGCACTGATATCTCCTTCACCCGGAGCAATAATAACATTCCATTTCTTAATGTTATTCTTCTGCGGAGTAGCCATCATCTCATTGTAATCAATGATAGTATCACGTTTTAGATTATATTGTTGTGCTAATCTATCTTTTAATTCTTCTAGTGCGGCAGCATCACGTGGTTGCCAAGCACCATCAGCAGTCTTATCTAACTTACCATCTTTATCCTTCTTCAATAAGTCATAGAATAACTTACTAGGAACGATGCGACTATTCTTAGTTACATCTAATTGCGGGTCTTGTTGTTTAACTTGTTTTTCTTGGCTAGTACTTGCACCTTCACTCCAATTAACAATAAAGTTACTTGGCTTTTGACCTAATGCCGCATCAGCTATCTTTGTATAAGCATAGAATTTAACATCAGGATGATTAGATGCCAACTTAAATGCTAGGTCCATATATTCTGGGCTAAAGAAATCACCAGCATCATGCCAGCGAATAGTTAAATTGTAGCCACCTTTTTGTGCTGATTTTTCTTCTTTAGTAATTTCTGCACTTAGTTGATTAAAGAAACCATCTGGATCATTTAATAAGAAAGTAAGTATTCTTCCATCACTTAACCAAGGACCTTCAAATTGAACCTTACCGCCCTTCATAGCAAAACAATCTACTTTACATGAACCAGCACCCGGACATGTATTAACTACTATTAGTTCATTTGTACCTTCATCTAATGCTATACCAACTAGTGCGGCAAAACCAATGTTATAGAATTGTTCTAGTTCACCATTGCTATGTTTCATCTTCTCATTTTGTTTAAGAAGTTTCTTTGGACGGACACCTAATGCTGTTTTGATTTGATCTGTATCGTAGCGTTTACCTTCTTCATTGTAGTATTTGACTACACTTGAGCGATGGATGTAGGGTAGTTTATATTTGTCTGTTTTACCCTTTTCACGATTACGAATTCTATCTAAGTAATCGTCTAGTTCTTGACCTTTTAGTTCACGTGTTTGTGCTGGCAGTTTGGTTGCTTCATCTAAATCACGATAACTTTGTTTAAAGTCTTTCACTGCTAACTGCGTTAATCCTTCTACAGCTTGTAGTAATGCTTCAGTTGAAGCGTTTGGAAATTTATCCATTACGTATTGTGATAGACTATTAGACCACAAATACATATGTTCGCTGTTGTTCATATCCTGAAGCGTAGGTAACCTAACATAGTAGTGTTTGTCATTTTTATAGTCTTGCCATAATTTTGAATATTGAGTGGTATCAAGTGGGCCAGTAACTCTACTCATCATACGCTGAAAGGAAATTTGGTCAGTTGGATTTTTGACCATTTTCTTACCCAACACTTTTAGCACCATTGATTTTAATTTATTATATACATCACCTATAATGCCTTCGTTTACATTTTGCTGTTTATGATTTGTAGATTGTTTATCACGCTTATCACTATCAGGAAACATTATAGAAATACTTTTACCATAAGCCTGATCAATTGCATTAGGATCTACATTTTTAAGTTTATTATTTCTAGCATTATTAGTAAAACGAACTAATTCTTCAGGGGACATGTTATCTAATTCTTCGGAAGACATTTCATCTATTTTTTCTTCCGGTTCATCACCCGATTGAGCAAGGAATTGATCCATGCTCATAACTTTAATGCCACCTACAGCACCCGGTAATTTGGGTGTTGCACCCTCAAATAATTCTGTAAAGTTCATAGTATTTCTTTTCTAGCCTTTGCTACCATTTGTTCGGCAAGCATTACTAATTCTTCCATCTGCTCAATAGATTCACAATTCCATCTACGCAAACTCTTGTTAATGTTACTATTTGGATCTCTCGCTGTCTTAGCACTTGTTCTGCTTTTCTTCATACCCTTCATTCTAGCACAGAATGATTTACGGCGTTTAGCGGCTTTACTGCCCTTTTTAAGTTTACTAGGTTTAGTAGTTACTGCTGTTTGAATTTTACTACCAGGATGGCTACGGCGATAACTCTTTACAGATTTTTTACTCATGCCACCTACACGTTTGTTATTATGTTTTGCCCAATTCTCACCCTCTGCCACATCTTGTTGACCTAGTGGAATATTAGCAATGTCATTTACAGTAATATTAACTAAATTAGTTGTTCCATTTGCTAGACGAGCAAAATGTCCCTGGTTATGTAAATTCATCATTGCATAATAAAGATAGTTTGGATCAAGAACATCAGTTTTTACAACTTTAATGCCAATCCTTGAAGGATCAAACTCTTTAACAGGCTTACCTACTGTCTTATCGCTACCCTTACGTATTAACCAAAAGTCAGCATCCTGCATATTAGTAGCAATTTTTGCTATGTCTTTCAGTCTGGTTCCTGAACTCTCTGATATAATTTCGTTAAATCTCATATTGTTATCCGTAAATAGTTGACTTTATTGCGTAGGTATGCTACACTGTATATATTATTTATCACTTTGGACTATTACTTTGACAAATCAATCTATCAAACGCATCGGCTTTGCTTGTAAGTGGGCAGAAATCAATCACAAAGGTGAGATTGTTTCAGCAGAAGGCCTTAACACAGGTGGAACTACACAAGCGTGGGCAAAGCGTAATAAGCGTGATGTTGTAGAAGAAAAGATTATGGATGTTGCTAAACGTAACATTATGAACACTCACGCACTTGTTAAGCGTGTTGCCACATTGGAACCCGGATTGCGTATGGTTCGTCTTACTAGCGATATGTTCAGTTTCTACACTATGGATGGGTACAAAGAATTTTGGCATAGTGCAGATGTACAGAATAGTTTAGAACGTTGGATGGCACCCATTGGTGAAACAGCACGTGCTAATGATGTTCGTCTATCATTTCATCCGGATCAATTTGTAGTTTTAGCGAGCGACCGTGACGAGGTAGTAAATAAGAGTATAGAAGAATTTGAATATCATTGTGACATGGTTCGTTTTATGGGCTATGGGAAGACATTTCAAGACTTCAAAGTAAATGTACATATCTCTGGACGTAGAGGCCCACAAGGCATTAGAGATGTGTACAATAGATTGTCGCCAGAAGCGAGAAACACACTAACACTAGAAAATGAGGAATACACACATGGACTTAAAGACTGCTTATCATTATCTGACCTCGTACCTACGGTCATGGACATACATCACAATTGGATCCGAGAGGGTGAATATATTCAACCTACTGATGACCTTGTTAAGATGGTCATTGATAGTTGGCGCGGTGTTAGGCCTACTTTACATTACTCCGTCAGCCGTGAAGATATACTTGTCGGACATCCCGGATCACAGTTACCCTCTCATGGTGCGTTGATTGAAGCAGGTCATAGTAAACAAAAACTTCGGGCACATAGTGATTACTATTGGAACGATGCGGTGAACGATTGGGCATTGACATTCTTAGATAACTTTGATATGATGTGTGAATCAAAGGCAAAGAATCTTGCCAGCTTTAAACTATACGAAAGATACAAATGTTTGACAAATTAAAAAACTTATTTAAAAAACAAGAGGTTGAACCTGTTGTTAAAAAAGAGCCGAAGCCTAAACAACAGAAACCCCTTACACCGGAGCTTACTGCAAAAGAAAAAGCTACTGCCGCTAGTGAACCATACGTAGCTATTAATAAAGTAGAAATCAACCCTCAAAATATCAATGATGGTTCATTTGACTTAGATTACAATGATAAGTTTGTGTTAAATCTTATTAAAGCAGGTTATAAACAACGAGATGATGATACAGATGTTATCATAGTAGATAGGTGGTTTCAAACAGTCTGCAGGAATATAGCTTTGGAAATGTATGAACAGCAGGTTGCTGATCCTGAGAACCGTGACGCAAGGGTAATCCGTACAAAGGATTTAGGAAACGGGCGCACAGAAGTTAGCTAATTTACTCAAAAGGTTGACATTTAATAGAATCCCGTGTATAATACAACTGTGCGCTGAATAATATTCGTTGCACAGACATTTAACACAAAGGAGAAACAATGTCAAAATCTAAAACTTTTAAATTCGCATGGGTATCAAACTCAAAATCAGTAACTAAAAAGGATCTTCCAAAAAATGAATTGGATCAGAAACCCGGTTACATTGAGCAAAACAGTATTACTAATCTAGTAGATACTTTTAAGAAAAGTGATTTCTTCAAACAACTGAAGGATATCTTAAAGACCGATGACTACAAAGATGAGTGCAAGGGAAAGCCTCAGAAATATAGTCAAATGCCCAGACTAGAACAAATTCCAATTCTATACCTTTTCACTGCACTAGCGGTTCAACGAAAGATTGATTGGGATCATTTGTTTAGAATCGTCACTACATGGGATTCTCGCAGGCCTGCCACAGTTAACGTAATTCGTTTGCCAGGTACAAATACTTACTACATCACAGATGGTCAACATACAGTATTAGCAATTGCTATTCGTGCAATGTTAGGTTTGTTTGATGATGTTGATAAGAATGATTGGATGAATGTAACTGTTAATTGCCAAGTCGTTGAAACTAATGACTTTAGTTTTGCACGTGAACACTTCTTGGGTATTAACGGTGATGATAAACTGCCAATTATTCCTTTTGACACACACAAGATTCATGTGTTTGGTAGTCTCTTAGACAATAGTAGTCAAGAAAAATATGTTATGGCACACCGAAAGCAAAATGCTTTTGTCAAATATAATTTGACACCGGTACACCCAGAAAGTCCTGATAGATTTAAAGCCGGTGCTGTTGTTCACTCTAACTTAATCAAAAAGCTAGATGTTGAAGATATCAATTTCTTTGGTGAGAATCATTATACTTACTGGCCTCAAGAACCTCTTGATTCTATTGAAATGCTTCCGTTTCAGGAGTTGCGTAAGAAACTTATTAAAGAAGGTGCAGATTTTAATGCTCCCGAATTTAAAGAATTTATGCGTGATTTGAATGCTTTAGTAAAAGAAGTAGCCGGGGGTTGGGCTGAGTTTAAGAATCTAACACAGCAAGTATACCCTTTATATTATATAAAGGCATTTGGGGATGCACCTTCAGGATGCCCCCGTGATGCGTCATTGGTATTGTTGTTGCAACTATATCAAAAAGCAGGTGGAACATATCAGTTTGTGCCAAAGAGTCTGACAACACGTTATTGTGAGAATAGAACTCAAATGTTCAATCAGTTGACACCTGCTAAGAAGGAGTTGTTCAAATGATAAGTATGGCATTGTATATTGCTGAGATATACGGCAAGGTTAAACCCGGTATATCTAATAATCTTAAATCACGTATTACTTCTTACACTAAAGGGAATAATGAAGCGTATATGCATCATTGTTATTTTGCTGTTGAAGGTTATGAGGAGCATGTAAGAAATTGTGAAAGCTACCTTTTTCGTCAGTTGTTTCCTTTTTTAGAAAACCCTCACGGAAGTCATAAACCAAGTGAGTATGTTGACCCAAAATATACAGAGGTAAATTTTGAATACGTTAAGGATATTGTAGAGGACCGTATCAGAAGTCACCCGCTGAAGATTAAACGGTTGAAACAACAGTTCTTGCCCATTACAAGATATAACATCAAATCTTTATTGGAAGGTATCAATAACTTCCCTGATAAATATTTGGAAGATATCTAACTTGACAACAATTAGTGATATGTGTATAATCTACACATATCACTCAACTTAAATACAAAAAATGAAATACGCACTTATGGATACCGCAAATCTTTTCTTCAGGGCACGGCATGTTGCTTCTCGCAACAGTGATCCAGAGGAGAAGGTAGCAATGGCCTTACATCTTACATTAGCATCATGTAATCAAATTGTTAGAAAATTTGGAATTGATCACGTGGTCTTCTGCTTGGAGGGAAAATCGTGGAGGAAGGCCTATTATGAGCCCTATAAAAAGAATAGGATTGTAGATGCACAATCACAAACTCAAGCAGAGAAAGAAGAAAACGACCTTTTTTGGCAAACGTATGAGAAGTTTACAACTTTTTTGCGTGAGCGGACTAACGTAAGTGTCCTTCGTGATCCTAATGCAGAAGCTGATGATTTAATTGCACGTTGGGTGGCACTCCATCCAGAAGATGAAAATTTTATAATTTCAAGCGATACAGATTTTATACAATTAATTTCTGAAAAAAACAAAATTTATAATGGTATTACTAATCAATTAATTACACTTGAGGGTTATTTTGATGACAAAGGTCGTATTGTCAAAGATAAGAAAACAGGAGAACCAAAACTGTTAGGTGACCCACAATTTATTTTGTTTGAAAAATGTATGCGTGGAGATTCTACAGACAACGTGTTCAGTGCTTATCCCGGGGTGCGTACTAAAGGTAGTAAGAATAAAGTTGGATTGATTGAGGCTTATGCTGATAGAGAAAAAAAAGGATTTTTGTGGAACAATCTACAACTTCAACGCTGGTTGGACCATAATCAAGTAGAACATAGGGTGCGTGATGATTATGAGAGAAATCGTGTACTGATTGATCTTACCTGTCAGCCGGATGAAGTTAAAAAATCAGTAGATGAAAACATTCGTGCGGGTGTGCGTATAACAGTTACACCTCAAGTAGGAATTCACTTTATGAAATTCTGCGGCCGGTATGAACTTACAAAGATTTCAGAAAATGCAGATTATGCAAAATGGTTGAATGCGCCTTATAAAGGAAGTTTAGTATGAGTGAACGAATTAAAGAATTGATTGAACAAGTAGGGACCGACGTAAGTGGTAAATGGATGAACGTTGATAATTCAGAAAAATTCGCCGAATTGATTGTTCGGAAATGTGCTGATATTGCTGATACTGCGGAACCATTCCTTGCTTCGGATTTAATTAAACAACATTTTGGAGTTGAATAATGACAAGAGATTATAAAAATTTACAATATATTTTAAACAAAACACCAGATGAATTATATGAGTGGTGGAATACATTAGATGATGAGGATCAAGCATATGCTATGGAAATTATTGTAGAATATCGTAAAATGCTAGATGAACCACTAGTAGAGGATTTGTCTTTAGCATATAGTGTACTAAAACAGTTTATGTTATAATGCCAACACTAGCAGAATATTTTAAAGCAAATAGATACTCGGGTAAATATAGTATCGGTGACCGTGTTATAGGTAAATGGAATAAGATTCCTTTTGTTGGCACGGTGGGTAATGACACATTAATTAATGAGATTGAAGGTCCAAGAATTAGTGTACATTTAGATTTGCCCATCAAATACAAAAATGTAGTATATAACGTTTTAACTGTTAAACACAAAGATATAAGGTTATTCACGTGAGCAACGTATCCGCACCCACTCCCTTACTTAATTATACCTTACGGTATAATATGCTAAAAGATATCATTGAAACAACAAAGAAAAATGATATTAAAAGGGATGATAATCGGGAAAAAGATAAAATATTAAGTATACAATCAGACAAACGTTTGGATCAAAATAGACTGTTTTTAGAAAGCATACAGGAAGTTAAACGATATGAATCGTTAAAACTTACAAGAGAATATCAGGAGTACCAATATCTATATAGTTTGGGTACAAAGATTGACAAATACATTTAATAATGTTATACTTACACAGAGGAATAAAAATGACTAAAACACTAATTGCAAAACCCGTAGTTAAAAATCAATTTTGGATTGTTACAGATGGCAAAGAAAAAGTCGGCAATGTATTAGCCGATGGATCTGGCTTTGAAGTTAAATTGAACGGTAATAAAAGCCATTATAAAAACACTACGGCTATTAAACGTAAGACAAATATTGAGTTTGAAACTGTACAAAAAGCAGATAAAACTAAACACGATTTACCCTTTAAGGTATATCCCACGACAGGCACAGTGTTCAATAGCATGTTAGATATCAAACGTAAATTACATTTGTTTACGACAGGTATTAAAAGTAAATGCTATCATGCCGCAGGATGGTTTGTAATACAACAAGGAAGTGAAAAAACAACAGTTTTTTGTCCTAAATATATCTTTATTGAGCGTTACCCATATCAAGGTCCGTTTAAAACAGAAGATGAAGCAAAAAGCATGATAAATAACTAATGATACATATTAAGCGATTTGTGGACAAAATAACCCTGATTGAAGGCAAACAGGGTAGAGATGTGGTTATTCCTATAGGTGAGGCCCGCGGATTGCGTGATGAGTTAACTAAACTACTTGCAGATAACTATGAATTGTTACAAAATACAACCAAAGTAGAACCAGTATTTCAAGTAGAGATGAATGGTGGTAGATTTTAATGAGTAGAACACAACCTAAAATATTACTTGAATTAGTAGATAAAGTAACATACAAATGTGACCAAATTGTAGAAGCCGCGGGAATATGGGCTGTGTTTTATGACGGCCAACCTATCAATCTAAAAAGCCAACATTACTTAGATAACGAAGCAACACCTAAGTATAAAAAAACTAGCTTTAGTAACCCAGGACATGCACGTAATCTATGTCGTAAATTGAATGTACAATTCAAAACAGATAAGTTTACCGTAGTGTTTATGAATTCCGGTAGAGTTGTCTACCCAGATGAGTAAGCGTAAGACACTTAAAGAAACTATAACAGAAGTTGTATTGGCTCAACTTCCTGATTCATTACTCCAAGAAAAAAACAGCTCGGTAGATAAACTACTTTTTAAGTGGTGGATGACTGGGCGCCAAGACGGACTACGTTTGACTGATGTAGGTGATTTAGCATTTAGAACGGCTGAAATAGAATTCTATCAGTACGAACTTAAAATACAGCCTGAAACGCAGTATCATGCTTACATACTAGAACTTAATAAAAAAATCAAATGCCCCTATTTCATGGGGGTAAATAAAGACGGAAAGAAAAGTTTTCCCTACATACGATTTTATGACAGTAAAATTGCCATGATGATAAGTCTGTATGGAAATGTAAACGAATATTTAGATAGTATAAAGGTAAAAAAATGACAGAAAAGAAAAACCCAAATCCATTTATTAATTTAGCTAACGAAGCTAAAAAGAAAAATACACCAATGATTAATGGAAAGAAAACAGAACAAAAAGCCCCTAAGCCTAGTAAAGGATTTGGTGGTTCAAGTGTTGTACGTAGAACGGGTAGGGGTGGTTAATACCACTGACCCTCATTACGCATACGTTTAATGAAATTCAAATAGGTGCTACATATTCCGTAGCATCTTAAATGTACTGTACTAAGTAATCCGCGGTCCTTAATTTCAGGAAGCGCAATGATACTAGTATCATTAACTGGCACTGTACCGGGTGTCCATAACTTATTGCTACTAGTTAATGCATTGACCATACTATTAGGTTGATAGAAGTAGTTTGGATATTGTCTTAATGATTGTGTAGTAAACCAATCATATGTTTCTTGATTTCCGCATTTAATCCAAAAACGATTACCCTGCAGATATTTGTCAGTAACTGGGATAGGTGCAGCTTCTGGTCCAACACACAATGTATCATCTATGCGCCAAACATCAACCATACAAGAGAAACCATTATTAAATGATCTTCCTATTTGGTCGGGGGTATTGGCATCTTCATAGTCTTTTCCGTCAAAGATTCCTTGATAAGATATATATAACATAATGTATTTATGTCAACGAAACAGTTGGCTACCGCGTTATATATATGTAGACTATAAAATCTACTTCATTAACTTAAAGGAAACTTAAAATGAAAACATTAGCAATCGCACTCATCGCCTCTTTCAGTATTGGTTCTGCCTTCGCACAAGCTGCCAAGCAACCTGAAGGTATTGCCAAAATGGCACCGGCAGCAACAGCACCGGCTGCACCTGCTAAAGCAGAAGCACCAAAAGAAGAAATGAAATTGGCTAAGAAAAAGGATGCTCCCAAGGCAGACACAAAAAGTGACGCCAAGCCAGCTAAAGCCGACGATAAAAAAGCCGAAACTTCTAAGAAGTAATCCATACAGACTTATTGCAATTAAAACTTGGGGACTTGATCCTAATAATGTTCTAATTGGTGATGAGGATATATTAGTCAATTCCCGTCGTATTATATTAAAGATTCAAACTTCTTTAATTAACGATGAGGAATTAACTGATTATGTCAAGGTAAGATTGTTTCTGGCCAGAGAATTAGCTATGTCAAAATATAGAAAAATCTATCAGAAGGCATAAATATATATGAAGTTAGGGGTTCTTCATAAAAACCCACTATTAAACACACACATAGGAGATATAAAATGTTTAACACAGCAACTTACGCCTTTATTGACGGCGTTTCAGACTTTAAAAAGAAATTCGTAGAACAAACAGTTCAACACGAAGGCATCAAAACAGCAATGAATACATTCGTTGATGCACAATCAAAATACACAAAAGCAGCCGCAGATGCAGGAATGCAATCAGCAATGGCTTTGGGTATGATTTTCACAAGCAAAGATTTTTATACACAATTAGCTGACCAGTATAAAGCAATAGTACCTGCTTTCAATACTGCTAAATCTGCTAAATCTACAAAGGTTAAGTAATATGAAGAAACTTCTAGGGATGCTTATAGCGTTCCTGGGTTTCTCTACAGATACCTACGGAACAGAGTTAGAAAGATATATTGTTGGCCGAAATCCAAAAGATGCAGGCGACATTGAGCGATTGACCCATGAGTTCCATCGCAAACAATCAGATTGGAGATTTCTATGAACACACTTAAACAACTATTCAACAGCCTACTAGAGGCAATACAGTCTATCAAAGACTACAAAGCAAGTAAAATGAAATGACTACTTGGTGGCCGGTGTCAGATGAAGAATGGGAACGACTTAATTTCCCCGAAAGATTTGAACAACCTAAAAAAGTAATATATACTGTATGAACATTAACACAGTAAGGAAACACAATGTCAGACTACACACCAAAACTACCAGAAGTTAAATTCAATAAAAATGGTTACGAAATTCGTACCGATATTTTATCAATGGCTAAAGACCTAGTAGGTCAAGAGTATCATGCTAAATATATGGGCTGGGAAGTCAGTGCCGAACGTGATGAAAAAACCGGACAAATTGTTAACAAAGTAAACATGCCAGAGTTTCCGGGTCTAGATAAGATCCTTGAAACTGCTGAAAAAATGTACGGCTTTGTTAATCAGGCTTCTAGCAAAAAATAATGATACATGATCAATTGACCATTGTGTCCGTAGTTGGTCACAATAATGGTTCTGTTGCCATACCTTCTATTATGAAAAGTATGCAAGAATTACCCGGCAGTAAAGGGTTACTTCTATCAATAGAAAAACCAGAAAATCTTCCAGATGAAATAGAATGGAAGCACATATATTTTCTAAATTACAAACAATATACTGTTTTTATGATGCATTCATTATATGCATTTATTAAAACAGATTACTGTTTAGTGGTTCAAGATGATGGTTGGGTACTTAACGGTGACAAATTCACTGAAGAATTTTATGAATATGATTACATTGGTCCCCCTACTCATTGTGGATTTCAATTTAGTAATGACGCTTCTAACATTGAACATTTGTTTTTACAATTTCATTGGCTTGATAAACCTAATACATTGGTTGTACAAAACGGCGGATTCTCATTAAGAAGTAAAAGATTTTTAGAAGCATGTAATGTTTTAGGAATTACACATACTAGTCCTGAACCTATCATGTTAAAAAATGATTCGATGAAGAAAGCTAAACCCTGGATTCATAATTGGAATGAGGATGTTCAACTTACTGGATTACTTAGACCGGCATTAGCATCATGTGGTTATAAATTTGCACCACTAAGTGTAGCTACTAGATTTGGCATAGAATACTTAGATCCTATTTGGCATAAAGATATAAATTTTAATAACATTGTAGGTCATCATGCTAAATCCAGAATTCTATTACCTAACAATACAGTTAAAGTTCCAAACAATGTAGGTAAGGTAGGAGAAATGGAACGAGATTTAATTAGTTGGATGGCAAATATAAAGAAATATAATGTCATAATGGACAAAGATTGGGAAAGCAAATTTGGTGGTGGAGACGGTTCTAATAAAAGTGTAGTACGTTAGTATTCAAAAAAAATACCCCGGAAACGGGGCTTTTTTATGCCCAAAATTTGACATTAAATGGATTTGGCTATATAATACATACATAGACAGTAAAGAAAAGGACTAAATTATGACTAAATTCATCAAGGGCAACTTCTACGGTACAGAGTATGTTGACTATACAAACCCAGTTGACGGTACTACAAAGTTTGTAGTACGTTTCAAATATGCTAAAGGTAGCAAAGCAAGTTTCCTTACATTCCTTACAAAGAACTTTACAGTTGAGGAATACTTTGCCCGTTTGGAAAGTGAATCCCCGCTAGAAATCCTACAGTCTAAGGGTTTTATTCAACCCCACATTAAAAAGATGCTCAAAGAACAGGGTTACTCAGTTACTAAATCAGGATTTGAGCAATTGGTCCAAGATAATGTTGCAAAAATGCAACAAAAATTAGCCGCATAAATTTGACATTAAATGGATTTGGGCTTATAATAGAATCTTAGACAGTTAGATAAAGGACATAAAATGACAGACCAAGAATTTGATGTTAAATTTGCTTATTTTGATAAAGCACGTGACGAGTTGGGTTTGAATGCCGTTTGGTCAATCTACGAGGTTGACGCCTTGCACGAAACTCATCCTTTCAAAGGTGTCACAAAAGTTATCTATCAGGCTTATGGATCCGGTGATCATGAGGTTGCTATTGAAGGTAATACTTGGAAGTCATTGTATATTGCGGCTGATACTCTTATCAGTAACAGTGGTGACAACCATCACATTTTTATTGAGTCTTTCAAACAAAGCTCAATTGACCCTGAAATCTTATTTGTGACTACAGGCTCCTAAATTTGACAATAAATCAATTTGGGTATATAATAGAATCTTAAACAGTTAAACAATAGGAGTTAAACATGAAAGCATTGCAAAAATACATTGACCAGAAGAATCACTGGAACAGTTTCTTCAAAGGTGAGCAATACGAAATTGCTACTGCCCAAGGTCGTCAACGTTTGGCAGATCAAATTGATTCTGCTCTTAGCCCTGAGAACTTGACCTGCGATGGTGAACTTCCCCGCGCAGAGGTCAATCGGAGATATAAGGAGTTGATGACTGCCGCTAAACAATTGAAACAGTTGGATCCATCTGTTAAGTTTTACGAATACGAAACTGAAATTTAAGGAGAAGATGATGTACGGATTTGCTAACGTATCAAATATGACTAGTCGTCAAATTCAACGTATGGGTCACGAGGATGATGCTACTCCTTATCGTGCAAGAACCAAAACTCAAAAGGTTGTTGTGAATTACAATGCCGATGATGTGTGGAGTGCGGCATGTGCGGCTCAACGTATCAATGGTAGTTATATCAAGTTGAGCGTGGTTTCAGAATCAGATCCTGCTACAACAAAACTATCCAATCGTATGATTATTGAACAATTGTTAGCAGACCTATCAGGTATCACCGACAAGGATCGTGAACAGGGTGTAAAGGTTCGTGCTTTTTATCAAGCATATACATTCAAGATCCTGCAAGGTAAACAACTAAGTGATTTTGACAACACCGCAATGCTTATTGCTAATCGTGATGTTATCACTGGTAATTATGATGTTGCTGTTATTGCTAGTTTGCCTTCATGCTACGAGCGTGGTGTTGTACGTCAATCGGCGGATCAACGTATTAACTTTGCTACAGGTGGTTTTATTGGTAAAGCTAATGACAAGGTGAATGCTTCTATTGAAGTATTGAAATCAGTATTTTCAATGAAATGGAATACAAACTATGTTACTGGTATTACTACTGATGACCAAGTAGTGTTCTTTGCTTATAAAGAAGCATTGGATATTGGCAAAGTACTTGAAATTCAAGGTACTGTTAAAGCACATAGAGATAACAGTACCCAACTTAATCGTGTAAAGGTGATTGCGTGAATACAGAATTGATTCAAAAGTTAAAGGCACAATGTATCGTGCGTGAAGTACGTGGTACTAATGCGTTTGACAATTATATGGTTGATCGGTTTGATACTGAAAAGTTTGCAAAACTGATTGTCAAAGAATGTGACCGTTATGCCCGTAGTGTGTGGGAACATGGTCCTTTGTTAGGTAGAGACCTGTTAATCCATTTTGGAATTGAGGAGATGAGTGATGAATAAAGATATGCAAATTATGTTTAAGCAAGCAGGTGGTTATATTGAAATTGATGAGGACGGTAATATTTTTACCTATGCACATGATTTTGATCCTGATAAGTTTGCTAGGTTGGTTATTGAGTCTTGTACTCAAACATTAGTCAATCATGGCTATACAGATGCGGCAACTGTTTTAGAAACAGAGTATGCTGAAAATTGGCAAAAGTATGAATTTCCGGAGATTTAAAATGACAAATTTATTAATAGGTTTTGTTCTTGGTATTATTGTATCAACTGTAGGCTTTAGCGGTATTGCTAAAATGGCTGACAACGGTGTGGAAAAAGTTAAACAGGTAACTGTTGAACAAGCTAAGTGAAATATAAACGTAAAAAGGTGGAGGATATTATGGGACTAGATATGTATGCTTATGTTGCCAGCAAAAGAGGGCAATACAATGAATTCTACGAAAATGCAGAGTTTAATGGAACAACAAATGATTTTGAAAGTGATACAGTTACTAAGCCGTACGAGATTGCGTATTGGCGTAAGCATCCTAACTTACATGGTTGGATGGAACAACTCTGGGTTAGTAAAGGTCGTCCAAGGCAAAGTGTTGGTTGGCCTATATTCAACGGCATTGAGTTAGAACTAACATGGGATGACTTAGATAACCTTGAACGAGCCATTCGTCACGGTCAACTTCCAGATACAGAAGGTTTCTTCTTTGGTAATCCATCTGATAATCATTACTATGAACAAGACCTTGAATTTGTAAACAACGCTAAGGCAGAAGTGTTCTTAGGACTAAAAGTATTTTACAATAGCAGTTGGTAACTAAATACTCCGTAAGGAGTAACATCATGGATACTATTAAAACAACAATTATAACAATGCTAGTAGTTGTAGGAATATTGTGGTTAGTACGGGAAAGCACAGATGATCCTGATTATATTGTGTTAGAGTATCAATGTTCCAAATTAGGTACATATGAACATGTACCAACTGAAGTAACCGAAGAATGTAATAACCGTAAGGCAAAATAATGGCTATCTTATATCGCATCAAACCCACTGATAAAAAATCAGTTGAAGCATTCTACGATGTTTTCAGCAAAGATGAACAAGGCAACATCCGTGGTTGGAGTGTCACCGAACTATATCGCTGGGGTCAAGGCTTTGTAGAAGATGAATCCGAGTTGCCCTTTAGTGATGATAGATATCATTCAGTAGATCCTACTATCGGTTGGGGTTGTGAACTTGAGGACCTCTGTGCCGTAGATTTTGAGTTTGATGACAGTTTTACCGATGAAGAAAAAGAAGAAATTGAAGAACTTTGGGCAAACGGTGACCCAAATGATGAATATGAACGTAGTGGTGCGGCTTGGTTATATGATTATAGCGAATGGGAAGTAGAAGAAGATACTATTACTATTTTGGGTCCGTTTGTAGTTGACAAAATTGACGAGGACGTGTATAATGAGAGTATTGAAACAGTAGAACTTAAACCCCGTCCACCTTTTGTAGCAACAACAGCGTGGCCATTCTCAGGATAAAATATGAATGTTACACCAGCAGACAAAGGCCCGGGCATAACGGGCTTTATTGAAATCTTTGAGGGTAGGCTTAACAAAATGAAGCTACACCTTAAAGCTGAATTAGGCAAGGCCAAACATGATAGGGATCGTAAGATGATTAAAAGTCAGCTAGCCGATGCTAAGAAACTTAACAAGACACTGAAGGAAATGCGTAATGCCAATACCCGACTGTGTCCACATTGCGGAGAGAAACTATGAGTGCAAGTTGGATTAATAAATTAAACGAATCAGATAGCCGCCTTCATAAAGAAGATATCATTTTACAGGCGCTTGAGGCAAGTGTCCTAGGTAGCACTAATGCTCAGATTTTTCTGGGTTTGACTAAAGCTTGTTATAATCCCTACGTGACGTTTGGTGTAAGAAAAGTTCCTGATACAGCAGGCATCATTGATGCTGAAAATCCTTGGAGTGAGTTTAATACATTACTTACTATGTTATCACAACGTGATTTGTCAGGTAATGCCGCACTAGATGCTATCAATGAAATCAGTGAACGTTTTGATAGTATAGAATGGAATACATTCTGTGCTCCTGTTATTCGTAGAGATTTACGTGCAGGTATTAGTGACAAAACAATTAACAAAATCTGTAAGAAAACAGAATATGAAATCCCTATCTTTGGTTGTCAACTAGCAACTAATAGTGAAGGTCGTCCTGAGATGAAAGGCACTAAACGTTTAGAGCCTAAGTTGGATGGTGTACGTGTATTGTTGATGGTTATACCTAGTGCAAGTGAGGGAGTAACTACTATTTGTTTCAGTCGTAATGGTAAAGTATTTGATAACTTTGGTCATATTGAAGAACAGATTAGCAACAACTTTGTTAAGATTGCTAGAGGACATCAGAACGCATTGATTAATGGATTTGTGTTAGATGGTGAAGTGATTGGTAATACATTCCAGGAACTAATGCGACAAGCACGCCGCAAGACTGATGTACAAGCGGATGACAGTGTGTTTAATATCTTTGATATTATTCCTTTAAGTGATTTCCGTGAAGGTCATTGGAATGCTCAACTACGTAAACGTATTAATATACTTGAACATATTCGGCATGTAGTTGACACTATGCCTAATGTTGAACTATTACCACATATTATGGTTGACTTAGATACAGCCGCAGGTAAGGATCAACTTGAACGTTATGCTAAGGATCAAGTTAATGCAGGATTTGAAGGCATTATGATTAAAGAATTAGAGGCTCCGTATATCTGTAAGCGTAGTACTGACTGGATGAAATGGAAGCCAACATTAACTGTAGACTTGGAGGTCGTAGGTGTTGAAGAAGGTACTGGTAGAAACTTGGGAAGACTTGGAGCACTGGTTTGTCATGGAGTTGACGACGGGAAAGAAATTACAGTCAATGTGGGTAGTGGCTTTAGTGATGCTGATAGAGATGACTATTGGACTAACCGTAATTTGGTCATTGGTCGCACTGCTGAAGTCTTATGTGATGTGATTACACAGAATCAAGATGGAACATATAGTTTGCGTTTCCCCAGATTTGTTCGTTTCCGTGACGACAAGTGATATAATTGAATATAGGAGAACATAATGGTAACAATAGTTAAACACGAATGGCATCAACATGATAGACAATATGCTATTGAGATTGATGAAGCACTATTAAGTGAAATTTATCCTGACTTAGATGAGGATGAGATTGCTGAAAAATTAAAGCAAATCGTAGACGGCGAGGTTGATTACGAAGATGTTATTAATGATGCCTATGAGAATGACGTAGAGATTGAATGGGAATTTCAATACGATGATTGTTGGACTGATCGTAAAGGTGGTTATGATGTTACCTATGAACTAGGTGATGAAGATAGTTGGCATAGTGAACCTGAGCCAGCACCACATACTCACAAATGTACTAATTGTAAGTGGACTGGTCAGAGTTATGATGCTGAATGGTCTTGGGTAGCTAAAGACGGAACTGAAATTGATGATCCTAGAAAAGTTTGCCCGTACTGTGAAAGTGACACTGAGTTAACAGAAGCCGGTGTCATAGCAGAAAAAGAAAGTGCTGAACGTACAGCACGATGGGCTAAGGAAACTGAGGAAGAAGATGAAGAACTAGTTGATGAAGCTGAACTAGAAGAAGCATTGGAAGAACTCAAAGCAGAGTTTAAAACATTGACTACAGAAGATGATGGTTCACTACAGGAAAGTTATCCCGAAGATACATACACCATTCGTGTTTGGGGTCGTACACGTGAGATCGGCGTACATAAGATTAAGAAACAACAATACGAACATTGGAGTAGTGAAGAACACGAAGATGATTTGAGCGATGCACTTAATGAGAACTATGACTACGATGAGAACAAGACTCCTAAGGCGGCACAATTTGATTTGCCTTACTATGAGTATCAAGGTAAACATTCGTTCTGGGGCTTTGACCAAGACGATACTCACATGACTATTGAGAATAGTGAAGGCGAGACAATCTATGATGGTGACATAGAATCGTTCTTTAGTGACGCACACGGTGAAGAAGATAGTCGTTATGATTGCTCTGAAGAATTAGAAGAACTATATCCAGAACATCTAGGTAAGGGTTACTGGTTGATGTGGACTCAAGGTGGTAAAGGCTCTTGTATTCAAACTAGTATCGAGGGTGTGTTTGAACCTAAGAAACTTAAAGTATTTAATTGGGATATTCAAGGCACAAGTGTTATCACACGATTAGTATATGATGGTGATGAACTTGATGATGAAGGTATGGATGGCGAGCATGACAACTGGCGAGGTCAGTGGGCGCAGTTTGATGTATATCATAATACAAAATGAACCCATTTGATTTAATTGGTAAGTCTTATGTATTTGAAGATGGTAACAAGATTGAAGTAATACAAGTAAAAAAGACTGACGAGGATCGTGGTGACTATTTAGTTACATATCATGTGACTCGCGGCCCTAATATACCTCAAAAACTTGTTTTACCTGTAGCTGAATTCCTTAGTTATTATAGTCACTTATTTGATATAACACCAGACTAAATATTAGATGCGCCTTAATTTTTTATCATTCTCAAATCTCACACTATTAGTAGCACTATCACTTAGTTCAGTAGCTGCCTGGTATAGTATCATCGGCTTAACCGCTATCTTTGCAGGTGCGGTTATTCCCGTTATCATTATGGGGGGTATTCTTGAAGTAGGAAAGATCACCACAATTGTTTGGCTACGCAAGTACTGGAATCGTTGTGGCTTTATGCTCAAGCTCTATCTAGTACCTGCAGTAGTTGCATTGGCATTACTTACCTCTATGGGTATCTTTGGCTTTTTAAGTAAAGCACATATGGAACAAGGTATCTCCACCGGTGATAGTCAAGCCAAACTATCCCTCTATGATGAAAAGATTAAAACACAACGAGACAACATTGAGTTAGCCCGTAAAGCATTAACTCAAATGGACAATCAAGTTGACCAACGATTGAGTCGTGGTGATAGTGAAACAAGTGCTGAACGTGCTGTTCAAATTCGTAGACAACAAGCAGGCGAGCGTACTAAACTACAAAAAGAAATAGGTGATGCTCAAAAAGAAATTGCTAAACTAAATGAAGAACGAGCACCTATTGCGGCAGAGAATCGTAAGATTGAAGCTGAAGTAGGACCTATTAAATACATTGCCGCATTGATATACGGTGATAATGCTGATAACAATATGTTAGAGGCAGCGGTACGTTGGGTTATTATTTTATTGGTCATTGTATTTGATCCATTAGCTATTGCACTTGTACTTGCGGCTAATGCAAGTAAAGAATGGGATAAAGAAAAAGAAGATGAGGAGGGTGACAGCCCTCTAGGGAATGAAACACCATCGACTCCCACTGTCACTGAACCTGAATATGAACAAGACGATGGTCCGTTAACTGATGAACAGATTAAACAGATTATTGCAATGGCGGGAACCCCCAAACATCCTATTAACTGCTACATGTGCGGTACTGAATTGGTAAACGCTACTGGCATCGGTCTATTCTGTCCAAACAAATTATGTGATGTTAGAGATGGACCTTTTGAAGAAGAATCAATACTAGAACAACATCCTTACTTAAGTAAACCGTTTGTTCATTTTGATACTAAGCCAATGGTCGCTCCAAAAGAAGAACCAATTGAAGAAATAGATACAGAAGTATTACTTGAACCATCAAAACCTTATAAGGAATTAGAAGGTGGATATGTAATGTTTGAGGATAAGCATTACCAAATGGATGCATTAAAGAGTTTACGCCCAGACGTATTTATGGTAACGGCTGACAGTCAACGGACTATTAGTACAAATTTTGGAATAAAATTTCCAGATGTTGCCAATAAAGGAGACGTATTTGTAAGGGTAGATTCATTACCAAACCATGTTTACAAGTATGATGGTCGCAAATGGATTGAGATACAAAAGGACCAATCAGATACCTATCTGCACAACCAAAAATATATCAAATATTTGGTTGAAAAGATAGAAAAGGGCGAATATGATTTGGATTTGTTGTCCGAAACTGAAAAAGAACAGATAGAATTGTTCCTAAAGAATCAAAAATAATTGACAATAATTGGATAGTGTGTTAATATACACGTATCTTAACTTATTGGAGATTGAAATGACTTTCAAATTATTAGCTTTAGTAACTGCTCTTTCACTAGCGGGCTGTTCTGGCATGAAACGGGGTGAGGGTGAATTTGAACAAATTCGTAATCAAAAACTATCCACCTCATTTAAACAAGATACTATTCGTATTGAAACTGATTGTGCTTGGTACACACTAAACAAATCAAATTGTGAGGTTATTAGTATTGAGTCTGTAGGTACTGCTAGTTCTAATGGCAATAGTGAAAACAACCGCCGAACAGCATTGATTCGTGCAGGTGATCGTGCCCGTGCAGGTGTACGTCACTTTATTCAGGAAGATGTTTCTAGTACACGTGTTCAAAACACACTTGCCAAGAATGTTGAAAAAGCAAACGATAGAATGAAATCTCGCACAACAACAGGAGAAGTTGTTGCAATGAGTGATACTGATGCTGAAAAAGACACTAATCATTCAATCCGTGAAAATAGCAATGACACCGCTTATCAATTAAGTGAAACTATTCGGGTTAATGCTCAGGGTATTTTACGAGGTTTTAAAGTAATTAAACAAGAAGTTGTTGGAGCACAGGAAGTAGCTGTAACAATTCGCTGGGATAAAGAATCCGAAAAAGTTTCAAATCAATTGCGTAAAAAATTCGGTAACTGATTATGCGTTTATTGTTGATAGCGGTATGTTTTATACTTACCGCATGTGCTTCTACCTCTAAATCTGATAATTACATTCGTACTACCGGTCTAGGTAATACTTACGAAGAAGCAAAAACTAATGCGTTTAAGGAAGCAATTGAATACCAAGTAGGTGTAGTAATTGCTAGTGAACGTGAATCATACAATGACAAACTTATTAAAAATGAAATACTAGCCTACAGTTCAGCGTTTGTTGATGAGTATAAAATTATCTCACAACAAAACATCGGTAATAAGGTTCAAGTAGTAGTGGATGTTAAGTTGTCCCTATTAAGAATAAGTGATAGGATTCTTTCTAAGGGTAAGGATAGTAAAAATCTTGATGGTACTAAACATAATAGCCAATATAAATCCTTCCTAGAGAACAAACAAAATGGTGATAGGATACTTGCTAGTGTATTGAACGATTATCCTAAACGGGCATATGATATCAAGCAGAGTAATTATATTGTTAAGATAGATACATACAGGAATTTAACATTAACTATTCCCTATACATTATCTTGGAATCCAAATTATGTAGCATCATTAAATGACGCTATAAAAATAGTAGCAGATGGTAAACCATCACTTTGGACGGCAGAAAAAGGATTTGCTCAACAGTATCCTGCTATGATCCGAGTAGGGTCCGAAAAATATTACTTTAACGAATTTGTTATTCCTAATAAAATTTTAGATTCTTTTATGGATTGGAATGAAGTTAGAATTAATATGGAAATTAAAGACCTATATAATAAAACACAATATAGTGAATGTTTTGTTCCTAAACAATTACATAGTAGAGTGGGGGATTATTATAATATTAATTATGTAAAAACAATTAACGTTGGTATTAATAGAACAGCCAGTGAACAAGCTAGTATTAAGGTAAAAATTCAACAGAATAGTAAGTTAGCATATTTTATGCAAAATTTATCTAAAATTGAATTATCAGTAGTACCTAAAAAAGTGTGTGTGAAAAATAATTAAGATAAGTATTAATATGTCAACAGAAACAAAATTAAGTCATTGCTCATTCTGCGGTAATCATAAAGATACCGTTAATAAATTAATCGTCGGAGAAGATGTTGCTATTTGTAGCGACTGTATTGAGTTATGTACTCAATTAATGGTAGATGAAAATAATACTTCAGATGAGGTCATTGAAAAAGACCATCTTAGATATGATCCAGAAACTATTAAAGATTTCTTAGACCAACATATTATTGGTCAAATTAATGCTAAAATGGTTCTTAGTGTAGCTATCGCTAATCACTATAAACGTATTAACAATCCTCCTAAAGATTTAGAGATACATAAGGGCAATGTATTATTGATCGGACCAACTGGTTCAGGTAAAACCTTGCTTGCTAAAACAGTAGCAAAATATCTCAAAGTGCCCTTCATTGTTGCTGATGCTACAAGTTTAACAGAAGCCGGATATGTAGGTGATGATGTTGAATCAATGATTAGTATGCTAGTCAACGCTGCCGGGGGAGATCCTAAGTTAGCAGAACGTGGTATAGTGTTTGTTGATGAGATTGACAAGATTGCCCGTAAGAGTGAGGGTGCTAGTATTACCCGTGACGTATCAGGTGAAGGCGTCCAGCAAGCATTATTGAAGATGGTTGAAGGTACTGTATGTCGTATTCCAGCAGGTGGTGGACGTAAACATCCTAGCGGTGATATGATTGAAGTTAATACAAAAGACATTCTGTTCATTGCGGGCGGAGCTTTTGTTGGATTAAAGGATATTGTTAACAATAGGATAAATGGAACTAGTATTGGATTTGGTGCTGATATTAAGGACTCACGTAAAGATGGTGATTTATCTATGGTTAGTCCAGATGATTTAACACGATTTGGAATGATTCCTGAATTCATTGGACGTTTCACTACTACAGTTAATGTAGATAATTTGACTAAAGATGAAATGATTCAGGTTCTAACCAAAGTTAAAAACAACTATATTGACCAATATAAATATCTATTAAGTTTAGATGACATTGAATTAGATTTTACAGAAGATGCCATCTCACAACTAGCCGAAAATACAATGAAATTAAAGACCGGTGCCCGTGGTTTACATACAGAGATTGAAAAGGTTTTGATGCCTCATATGTATAACACTAAGAAGTACCGTGAAAATAACATTAAAAAGATAAATATTAATCAGGAGCAAATTTTACAGCCAAAAGCCGCAATATGATTAGAGGACGAAAAGTTTTAGTTAATGACGGAAATACAGAAAAGGCCTTACGTAAGTTCAAGAAAATGATTACAGATTATGGTACTTTACAAGAAACCCGTGACCGACAAGAATTTGTGAAACCTACTGTTAAACGTAAACTAGCTAAAAGTCAAGCTAAAAGACGTTGGGACAAATATTTGCGTGACCAGCAATTGCCTAAAAAGTTGTACTAATTTCCCTAAATAATATATTTTTTTACACAATCTATTATAATAAATACTTTTCTGTAGATGCCTAACGGGTCTATAGAGAAAAAATCTTGCTTTACAAAGGAGAAAACTATGAGCAAAGTAATCGGTATCGATCTAGGTACCACAAATTCATGTGTAGCCGTTATTGAAAACGGAATCCCCAAAATAATTGAAAATAGTGAAGGTGCAAGAACTACACCCTCAATCGTTGCCTATGCCAATGATGAGATTCTAGTAGGTGCAAGTGCCAAACGTCAATCAGTTACAAATCCCAAAAATACTATCTACGCTGCCAAGCGATTAATTGGACGTAAGTTCACAGAAAACGCTGTTCAAAAAGATATTGATTTAATGCCATATAAAATCGTTAAAAACGAGAATGGTGATGCATGGGTGGAAGTATTAGATAAAAAATTAGCACCTCCGCAAATTAGTGCTGAAGTACTACGCAAAATGAAAAAGACTGCGGAAGACTATTTGGGTACAACGGTTACTCAAGCAGTTATCACAGTGCCAGCTTACTTCAATGATAGTCAACGTCAAGCTACTAAAGATGCAGGACGTATTGCAGGATTAGAAGTATTACGTATTATTAACGAACCTACAGCGGCTGCTCTAGCATACGGTGTAGATAAACAAGATAAAACGGATCGCAAGATTGCTGTCTATGACTTGGGTGGTGGTACATTTGACGTATCTATTATTGAATTAGCAGATGTTGAGGGCGAAACTCAAATTGAAGTATTATCAACTAACGGTGATACATTCTTAGGTGGTGAAGACTTTGACCAACGTATCATGGATTATTTGGTTGATGAGTTTAAGAAAGACAATGCGGTTGATCTTAAGAAAGATATGCTAGCACTACAGCGTTTAAAAGAAGCGGCTGAGAAGGCTAAGATTGAATTGTCAAGTTCAGCACAAACAGATGTTAACTTACCATATATTACAGCCGATGCTAATGGTCCTAAACATTTGAATGTTAAGTTAAGTCGTGCTAAATTAGAATCATTAGTTGATGAATTAATTCAACGTAGTATTCAACCATGTAAGCAAGCAATGACTGATGCAGGTGTTTCTACATCTGATATTGACGAAGTTATTCTTGTTGGTGGTATGACACGTATGCCAAAAGTACAAGAAATTGTTGAATCATTGTTCGGTAAAGCACCTCGCAAGGATGTTAATCCAGACGAGGCAGTGGCAGCGGGTGCGGCACTTCAAGGTAGTGTGTTAGCCGGTGAACGTACAGATGTATTGTTACTTGATGTTACCCCATTAAGTTTGGGTATTGAAACATCAGGCGGTGTGTTTACTAAGTTGATTAAGAAGAATACAACTATTCCAACTAAACATTCACAAGTGTTTTCAACAGCAGATGACAATCAACCAGCTGTAACTATTAAGGTTGCACAAGGTGAACGTGATTTGTTTACATACAATAAGATATTAGGTGAATTTAATTTAGAGGGTATTCCACCTTCAATGCGTGGTGTTCCTCAGATTGAAGTTACATTAGATATTGATGCTAATGGAATTCTTAATGTCAGTGCCAAAGACAAAGGTACAGGCAAAGAAAATAAAATCACTATCAAATCAGATTCAGGACTAACTGAAAAAGAAATTCAACAGATGGTTAATGATGCTGAAGAAAATGCTGAGGCTGATGCTAAACAAGTTAAATTCATTCAAGCAAAAAATAGCGGTGAATCAACATTAAATAGTTTCCGTAAAGACTATGAAAAATACGGTGACAAAGTTACAGCAGAAGAAAAAGAAAAAGCATCTAATGCTATTGATGCACTAGAAGTTGCATTAGCTGGGTCTGAAGTTGAAGAAATTGACAACAAGGTCAAAGAACTATATGAAGCTATTGGTCCTATTACTAAAGTTAAATCTGAAGAGGAACAAAAAGCTAAAGAAACATCTGAATCACAAAAATCTGACGACAATGTGGTAGATGCAGAGGTTAAGGAATCAACTTAATCTAAACAACATTGGGTGCCGCATTCGGCGGGCCCGATATCGTCATAAACTTGCTTATTAGGAGAAAAACATGACAACAAAAACACTAACCCTTCGTGCTATTGATATCCCATCAATTCACAAATTTGGAATCGGATTTGATTCCATGCTAGATGAGTTACTACGGGTAACTGCTGGACAAACAAATACCAATTATCCACCTCACAACGTTATTAAAACAGGTGAGGAGACTGTCACTATTGAGGTCGCTGTGGCTGGTTTTGGGGAAAGTGATTTAGATATTAAATTAGATAACAATGCATTAATTATATCTGGATCAAAAGCACGTGAAGAAATGCTCAACTATGAATATTTACATAGAGGATTGAGTAATAGAGATTTTACACAAACATTCCCATTAGCTGAACATGTAGAAGTAATACATGCTGAAGTAAAGAACGGAATTCTTTCTGTTTATTTAGAACGCAAAGTTCCAGAAGAAAAGAAGCCAAAATCTATTGCAATAACTTATACTAAGTAATATAATAAAACTTCTATAAATAAGAGTGCGGGGAAACTCGCACTCACAACTAAATTAAATCTATGGCAAAAACAGAAATTAAAACCACAATTAAACCAAACTTGAGTTTAGTAGAACCCCCATTATTCAAAATCATTTATTTGAATGATGAAGTAACCAGTATGGAATTTGTTGTGAGTAGTTTAATTGAATATTTCAATTATACTGATGATACCGCAGTACATATTACAGAAAATATTCATAGTAATGGTAGTGCAGTTGTTGCTGTCTTACCCTACGAAATTGCCGAACAAAAAGGTATTGAAGTAACGGTATTAGCACGTAGTCAAGGCTACCCTCTACAAGTTAAAGTAGAGTCCGAGACTACTTAAATTTCTATTCTCTTAGCCCAATACGGGTTTCTTTTATAATAACTGTTGTTAATGTAGTTGATCCCATCAATTACAATATCAACAGTTTTGTCATAATCGCCGTATATCCAATGAGTTACTTTACTTTCTAGGTCTTTGATTAGTGATAATTTAAGTGGAGGAATTGAATATATTATATCAGGTTCTTCTCCAAATAATAATTCATAGCTAGGAGCTGAGTGGCTAACTACTATGATTTTCTTCACATCTAGATGTAGCTGAAGTTTTTCTATAGCATTACTTAAATAACCAATGTCTTGATATCGTTCCTGTTCTATAGCATCAATTGGTAGTAAAGGATATTTATCCTCTAGAGTTAACCAACCATTAGACCCTACAATAGCAATACCATCTATAATGACTACATGGTTATGTAAATAAGCTACGTTGCGTATGCTTTTACATAAGTTGAAAAGTTCGTCTGTGCGATGTGCTAGATTAGTCACACCTTCATATTCTAATGTTCCTGCGGTGTAGAACACACCTTGATAAAAATGTGATAAATGTAATAGGATTTGATGTATAGTACGTAAATCATTACTGATGTTACCTGCTATAATACAATAGAGACTTGTCGCTTTTCCTTCCCACCCAAATAGTTCATTGGGCTTAAGATTCAAGTCACTAATTACATCAAATCCTATTTTCATTAATCAAATCAATAGTTATTTTGCTACTGACACTTTTGGCTTAGCAGGGGCTTTAGCAGTTTTTGCCGGGGCTTTAGCTGGTGCTTTGGCAGCTGTTTTAGCAGGTGCCTTAGGTTTAGCGGCCGCTCTAGGCTTAGCCGGTGCCATGGCTTTTGTTGCAGGTGCTACAATTGATAAAGCTTCTGTTCCAGCAGGTAGTGCTTCTACTTTAGGTGCCTCAACCTTAACTGGCTCTTCTACCGGAGCAGGTGCTTCTACCTTATAAGGTGCCGCTACTTCTGTTGTCTTTCCATCACGCATGAAAAAGAACCAAGCTACGCCGCCCAAAATAACCAATCCTATAATAATTTCCATTTAATTTCTCCTAAACATATATTTACTCTAGGACAATAAATTGGTTATTTTTCCTAATATATTGCTAGATTACAGGGTCCTGCTACAATAAATATAGTATGACAAAAAAATCCGAACTTTCCAAACTAATGCGTGAACCGCTACCAAGTATCGGTTATCAAAAACGTCTAAGCTATCGAACCAATGAAGCTGAAGTAATAGAACTATATAAACTAATCAATAAAGCTTGTTTTAACAATAAACTAGACATGCCTGAATTTGAGGTTATTGGCCGTTGTAGAAAATACTGGGGTATGTGCTATGCTAGTTATGATATAGTTAAATACCGTAAAACCTATTGTAAAATACGTCTTATGGACAAGTGGTTCTGTAAACAATGGTTAATCACTACTCTAGCACATGAAATGGTACATCAATATCAATGGGATATTGACGGAGTAAAACGTGAACGTGAAGGTAAACAACGTCTAATGAGTCATGGTCCTAGCTTCTATGAACATAGAGAAAGACTTGCTAAACACGGGATATCATTAAAAGTAGGTCATGGCCAAAAGCGTTGGCTTAAGCATCAAACTTTTGCTAAATGCTAATTACTTGATATTTGGATTATCTACTACGTTACCGTACTGATCTACCAAGATAACGTCTTTTGTACCCTTCTTACCGATACCACGTGATAATGTTACACCTAATGGACGAATGCCCGCAACACCCAATGTTCCGCCATTGCGTGTGCTGTCATTACGCAGTAACCAAACCATTAAATGACTTTCTGGAATCTCTGAAGCATTAGTAATAACCGCGTGGCAATCAATAGTTACTGTAGGACCGTCTTGTACAAAATGCTCTGGCTTAAACGTTTGAACAACAATTCCGCCCTTAGGGTTTAAGTCATTACCGAACACAGCACTTAGTGCTTCTTCTTCAGTTGGCTCCATAACAATCTCTTTAGATAAAGCGTATACAGGAACTGACCCAGATCTGGTTTTTCTTTCGCCAATCTTTTTTAATTTAACTAAACCTTCTTTAACTAGTTTGTCAAGAATAACACGGGCCCTTGAACCAATCATAGTATCAGCACTTTCCCACATATCAGCATTAAGTTTTTTAATACTAATAGGTAGACTACCTTTATCACTAGACAACACAACGTCAGCTTTTTTTCTATCTGCGGTGTCACGACCCTTAACGTCAACGTTTGTACAATTTTTAATAGTCATTTTCTTACCACGTGGATCAACAAATGTAATGTTTGCCGTCGTATATTTTTGAATCACAGATGCTATTAAACCAGCCATTTCTAATTCGTTACCAACACCTGCACTGTTGTTACCTTGTTTACCAATATCTTTAACAACAACTGATACCGGACCATCATCAAACACAACCCCACCCAAACTACTCAGTCCCGGATCATTACTGAATGATACTTGATTTCCGTATACTTTCTTTAGTATTGTTAATATTTCTTCTAACATAGACACACGGAACTCGTTTTCTTGTTGCCCAGAGGGAATCTGAACCAAAACGTTGATTTTATTACCGTTAACTTTGAAATCTTCATACCCAGCTTTACGCAATGTCTGTTCCACATCGTGCTTGGTAACAGTTTTAATTTGGTCAACAGCTTCAACCAAAGTTCTTGTAAATTCAGTATATCTCATGTATAATATCTCAAATAGTTAATGAAGTGCTAATTATAGCACCATTCTGTATTTATCGCAAATATTTTTAAAAGAAGGAAACAATATGAGCTTAGTCCCAATGGTATTAGAACAAACAAGTAAAGGCGAACGTAGTTATGACATTTACAGCCGTCTACTAAAAGATCGTGTTATTTTACTTGAAGGTGAGGTGCATGACCAAATGGCAAATCTAATCGTTGCTCAACTACTGTACTTAGAGAGTGAAGATTCAGATAAGGATATCAGCATCTATATCAATAGCCCGGGTGGCTCAGTAACAGCTGGTATGGCAATCTATGATTGTATGCAATTCATTAGACCAGATGTTCAAACTATTGTTATGGGTCAGGCTTGTTCAATGGGAAGTTTACTAGGCCAAGCTGGTGCAAAAGGTAAACGTAGTATTCTACCCAATGCTCGGCATATGATTCATCAACCCTCAGGTGGTGCCCGTGGTCAGGCTACTGATATGGAGATTCAAGTTAAAGAAATACTAGCTATGAAGAAATCACTAACACAAATCTATGTTGACCACAATAGTGTAGGAAAGACATTTGAGGAGCTTGCAAAAGACATGGAACGTGACTTTTTTATGAGTGCAAGTGAGGCAGTAGCGTATGGCCTAGCAGATAATCTGTTGCAAAAACGCAACATGTCCTAAATTTGACAATAAATCATTTTGGGTCTATAATACAATCTTAGACAGTTAAATAAAGGACTACAAATGACTAAGAAAATTTCTATCAAAGTATTCGGTGACCCTGGACACGCTTGGGCACGTTTCCCCAAAGCACGACTGGTCAGTCTTGGTATCGCTGATAAAATCACCCCCTATAGTTATCAAAATGGTGCTAATGCTTTCCTTGAGGAAGACTGTGACCTGTCAACACTAATGACGGCTCTTAAAGCTAAAGGGTATGAAGTTAAATTCAACGAAAGCTTTACCAATAAACAAAGCAAAATTCGTGGTTATTGCTCATACCAAATTTGACAATAAATGGTTTTGGGTATATAATAGAGTCTTATTCAGTCAAAAGGAGTTAGAAATGAGTTTACGTTACGACACAATAGGTGAAATGATTGCTACAAACGAGCAGGAAAAACGTCAAATCCGCATGTATGGTTGCACAGAAGACCAAATGCGTGAGGCTGTAGAACAAAGTAGTACTTTTTGCTTCTCAGGTCCTGCAATGATGGCCGCTAGTCTTATGTCTGATGCACAAGAAATGATTAATACCGAGTACGGTGACATTGACTATATGCGAGCCGAAGATGCCCGTCAAGCCCTCAATCGTGCTAAGTGGATCCTTTTTGAGTATTGCGACAAACGTTAAAATTTGACAATAAATGGTTTTGGGTATATAATAGAATCTTAAACAGTCAACTAAAGGACACAAATGAAAGAAGTTACAGCAATCAAAGTTATCCAAAAAGATGCAGAGTTTTTGGGTATGGGTTTCTTGTCAATGATGAAATTCATTGAAACTAACCCGTTAGCACAAACCGCAAAAACTTTGGAAGCATTCAAGGTTCTTAACCCATACTATGTTTTTCCTAAGAAAACGGTCAAAAACTTGATGACCGGCAAGGAAATAGAGATTGATGCTGACACTCCACACTGTTGTAATCCTGCAACAGAGACTTACTGGTCAATGTAAAAATTTGACAATAAATGGGTATTCTGCTATAATAGAATCTTAAACAGTAAAGAAAAGGACTAAAAAATGCGTACAAAAACTATCATTGACGGATTCAAAAACTCACAAAAATTCCGTGTAATTTTTAAAGGTGATGGAAGCGAAAACGATGTTGGTATGTATATGACTATCAAGCAAATGACGGAAATGTTTGCTACCAATACAGCCCGTACAGTTTGCTGGGATGCATTGATTAAATTGTCGTATTTGCGTTATGAAGCCAAACGTAAAAATGAGACGGTTCCTACAGGATTAGGTCATACTTTCCGCAACAAACAAGTCCAAGTTGACTTGGTGTAAAATTTGACAATAAATGGCATTTGTGCTATAATATATTCTTAGACAGTTAAATAAAGGAGTTTTAAAATGGCTAGTCTTCAAACAGTTTATTCACTTGGTCCTGGATTTATTTTGCAATTAAACCCGTTCAGTAATACATTGGATAAGAGGTCGAAACAATTCATGTTCAATGAAATGATGACTGATCCAACTGCAACTTGGACTGGATCAGAAATTGTTGAAATGCGTGAACGGTCTTTACAGATGTGCGGTACTACATCCGACTCTCCCGAGATTCGTGCTACACGGGATTTTCATCAATATATGGTCCAAGAGGGTTGGATTATAGAGCGGCTTGAGGCTTGACAATAAATCACTTTGGGTATATAATAGAATCTTAGACAGTTAAATAAAGGACTTAAAAAATGGCTACTCGTTCTACAATCTCATTAGAATTCGCTGATGGTACTATCGGTCAGGTATACTGTCACTGGGATGGTTACTTGGCTCACAACGGTAAGATGTTGATGGAATACTATTCTAATCCCTTCGTAATGCGGGACCTGATTGATTTAGGTGATATCTCTAGTTTGCGTCCAACGATCGGTACAAAGCACCCATTCAGTCACTATGATATGGAAGACATGACATTGGTTGAATATTCTCATTTGTACAAAGACATGACTACATTCTATGGTCGTGATCGTGGTGAAGTAGGTTGCGAGGCTCGCTATTACAATGATATCAATGATTATTTTAATAAGTGCGAACATCAGGAATATGACTATATCCTGCGCAACATTGATGGCAAAGCTGTTTGGTTTGTTTGTGACCACGACGGAGCCTTTGTTACATTAGAGTCTGCAATTATGGACGAAGAAGATCGTATTGCACAAGATGAAACAGAGGTAGCTTAATATGGAAGCAGTAGTAGAAACAACAGTTTGGAATGATAGCAACAATGCTAATCATACATACTTACTTGACGGGAGCAAAATGGTTGCATACATCAAGGTTGGTTCTACTACGCCTCAGTATTTCAAAAACCCGATCACAATAGACAAGCGTGGTCGTAAGTTTACTCCAGTAAAGCCAAATCCTTTCAAAGCAATTAAAGAAAAGAGTACAATCATTAAAGTGTCAGGTAGTAAAGGTAATGTTTACTCCATTGATACTGATGAAAAAACTTGTACATGCCCAGGATATATGTATCGTGGTACATGTAAACATATAGCAGAATTAGTTAAATGAAAATAGGAATTTGTTCGGATTTACATTTAGAGTTTGAAGATATTGACCTTAAGAACACTGGTGGTGCTGAGGTCCTTATCTTATCCGGTGATATTATGTTAGCAGAGGATTTACATAATCATCCACCAACAGTAATTAGCCCATATGAATCGTATACTGAATTAGGCACAAGACAAAAAGCCGCACAAAGATTTCGTGCTTTCCTCAGTAGAGTAAGCAATGAGTTTCCTCATGTTGTTTATATTGCAGGCAATCATGAATTCTATCACGGAAGATGGAAAGAAAGCATTAACCACTTACGTGCAGCCTGTGCAGTTTATCCTAATGTTTACTTCCTTGAGAATGATATTAAGGTTATCAATGAAGTGTCCTTTATTGGTGCTACATTGTGGACTGATTGTAATAAAGGTGATCCACTAACATTACATGCATTAGCTGACATGATGAATGATTATCGGGTAATACGTAATGATGAACATGGATATTCTAAATTACGTCCAGCACATACTGTGTACCGTCATCAACAAACATTGAGTTATTTGAAACAAGTGTTGGTTGATTTAAAGGATCAAAAAGTTGTATTTGTAGGACATCATGCACCTAGCGCAATGAGTACACATGACAGATACAAGCATAATGTACATAGTATAATGAATGGCGGATATCATAGTGAATTGAGTGAATTCATTTTAGATCATCCACAAATTACTTTATGGACTCATGGTCATATGCATGACCCATTTGATTATAATATTGGCACTACCCGCGTGGTATGTAATCCTCGTGGTTACAAGGGTGCTGACCCTCAAGCAGATATGTTTGAGTTAAAGTTTTTGGACATCTAAATTAAACTAGGTGACCAAAAGATATTGTATGTAACAACTAGTTGTTATACAATAGTAACACGTTGTGAAAACAGCGATTTTTTAAAGGAAAATAAAATGACATTAACTAAACAAGCACGCCTTATTGAGGCATTTGAAAACGGCGCAGAAATGACTGCGAAGCAAATTACCCAACGTTTTGGATTTGCTAATCCAACAGCAACAGTAAGCGATTTGCGCTTGCGTAGCGGTTTGGCAATCTACGCTAACAAGCGTACAAACAAACTCGGTGGTACATACACTAAGTATCGTTTGGGTACCCCTAGTCGTGAAGTTGTAGCCGCTGGTTACAAGGCCTTGGCAATGGGTCTAGTTTAATCTCAAATTTGAGATGTAAATAAAGGGTGATTCGTCACCCTTTTTCTGCCTTTATACTTGTGTTTAATTCAGTTGTATGTTATAATAGTCAATCAGATAGGAGATAGTAATGAGTTTATTTCACAAAGTAATGAATAAGTTAGGTCGTTATCGTTTGATTCCTGATCGTAGGACAGGACTAGATTACATGCACCGCTATTATTTGTTTCTTAAAGACCGTAGTTGGTTCCCACTCAATGTTACATTACATAAGATTGTACGTAGTGATGATCCTATATTTCATGACCATCCTTGGCCCTACATGACTATTGTATTGAAGGGTGGTTATTGGGAGCATACCCCTGTATTCAATGATGATGGTAAATTGCTTACAGAATTTCAAACATGGCGTGGGCCCGGTAGTATTATTAAACGTAATGCAGGTGATTATCATTGGCTTGAACTTGAAGGTGAAGAGCCAGCAACAACAATGTTCTTTATGGGACCACAGCAACGTGAATGGGGTTTCTTAGTAGAAGCTAAGAAAGGAATACATCGTTGGATTAAACACGACCATTACTTAAATGATTGGAAACCCTATCATGAAAAATATGTAATGTCTAAAGCTAATAGGAAACAATAATGATAATTAGTGTTTTTGCTACATTGTTTTTTGGTTACATATTAGCAACCAAAGATTATACTAATAGTCCTAAGTGGATGTACTACATGGATGGATTAGTTTTTGCAGTTAATTTTGCAATTGTTTTTTTACACTTAACCAATATGATCGGAATTTAATGTTTATCTCTCTTACAAATGCCAGTGACGCACACAAAGGCAATAAAATTGCAATCAATATTGATTTGATTTCAACAGTATTCAATACACCTAATCTTGCTAAAAAAGAAGATGGTATAATTGAAAATATTACATATGTTTTTTGTCCTCCTCATGGTACATGGGAAGTACAGGAATCATTAGATGAAGTGGTAGCTGAATTAAACAACTTTAGATGGAATAAAAAATGAACGAAGATACAAGAGAAATTCTATTAATCTTACAAGAAGAATGTGCCGAAGTTACACAAGCTGTTAGCAAGTGTTTCAGGTTCGGTCCAGATCAAATGAAACCAAACAAACCAATGACTAATATCCAAATGCTTGAAGAAGAATTGGGTGACTTATTAGCTATGGTTGAATTGATTACTGAAAATAATATAGGTATTACAGTTGGTGGTTTAGATCAGGCCAAAAAGAATAAATTTAAGAAATTAAAGAAATGGTCTAACTTAACTATTAATAAATAATATTATGACACTAATTGATATTATTCTAATCCTAGCTTTGGGATGGTTTATGGGTAAATTTCATACAATATATAAACTACATAAAAATCTACAATTAATGATTATTGAAGAACCAATCAAATCTAATGTTTATAAATTAGAAACAAGATTAGTAGATGATATTATTTTGTTATATGACCGTGAATCAAACGATTTTATTTGCCAAGGTAATTCATTAGAACAACTAGCACAACTAAGTAAAGAATACAAGAAAATTGAATATGCTTCAGTGAAGCACGGAGAACATTTTGTTGCATTTATTGAAGGCAAGGTAAATAAAGAAGTATGAAAATAAATATTGGCAACTACCCTAGAAAGGGTAATCGCAGAAAAATCAATGTGCAAATTGATAGATTTGATACTTGGAGTACAGACCACACTCTAGCTACTATTATCTATCCGGCATTAATCCAACTAAAACAAACTAAACAAGGTATCCCTAGTGATTTTGTAGATGTTGGTGGTGAAGAATATAGCACACAACAAAGCTTTGATTTCTATATTGAATCACACGATGAGGCATGGAATGAAGGTGCTAAACGTTGGGATGAAACATTAGATAAAATGATTTGGGCCTTTCAACAAATAGCATTTGAAGATTATGGTGACAAATATCATCATGGTAAAAGTGACTATGATTGGATTAAAACTGATAAAACATATCCCAATCCTATGACAGGTAAAGTAGAAGATACATTTCAAATGGTTGATAAGAATCCTGATGACCATTGGTATGATGCTGAAGGGCATCAACTACATGAAGATCGTATCCAAGAAGGTTTGGATCTGTTTGGTAAATATTTTAGAGCACTCTGGGATTAATATGTTTGATAAAATGGCGCAACAACTAGATATACAAACTCTAAGTAAAGGCAAAAAAGATTTTAAGATTAGTAAACAACAATTTGATGATTTTTGCAAAGAGTTTCTGTTTGAGCAGATTAAAGGTGACTACAAACTGGGTGAAGCTTTTTGCAAAAAGTATGACGAACCAAACTATGTACTAAGTATACTAGCCGATCATAGTGCAAAAGAACATATTAAAAAATTCTACGTTAAATGAAACAAAAGTTTATAGACTATTACATGGATATTGCTGACCTTACAAGCAAATTAAGTTCAGCAATCAGATTAAATGTAGGTGCTGTTATTGTTAAAGGTAACAAGATTCTAGGTACAGGATACAATGGTATGCCAACTGGATGGACTAACGAGTGTGAATACAAAGAATACATGCCCGGCGATGTTTGGGATGGACAATTATATCCACTAGAAGAATATGATAGTAATGTGGAAAGCAATCGTAGATATCGTTTAGTCACTAAGGATGAGGTATTACATGCAGAAATGAATGCAATTGCTAAAGTGTCCGCAAGTACAGAATCTAGTGAGGATGCTACATTGTTTATTACACATGCACCTTGTATACATTGTGCAAAAGCTATCTATCAATCTGGTATTAAAAATGTGTTCTACCGTGAATCATATAGAGATACAAAAGGATTAGAATTTTTAGAACAAGGCAAAGTAAGTGTCACCAGATACCCAATACAAAACTAGAATAACAATTGGTTACGGAGAATTAAAACCTGTCATTGATTGGTGTCAACGTAATTGTGCCAATGATTGGGGTTACGATTGTCAGATACCGGCAGGACGTGAGGGTGGATTATATGATTTCTATTTTGAAACAGAACCCGATTACATAAACTTTATACTTTGGAAAAAATGAAATACTATACTTTTTACCGTGAAAACAATAACTTCACCGATATACTAACAGACAACAACATTAAAAAGGTTGTTGATATGAAAATATCATGGCATAGACATTTAATGATTGGTTTGAAAGAAACTACTAATAGCGGAACATTTAGCTATATTACATTAAAGTACGGTGATGAGATGATACCTAGTTTGACAAAAGACTATAGTCCAGTGCCAGGTGTTGATTATGTTCCTAAGAAAGATATCACTAAGTTTGGACCCAAAGATTAATAAAGCATAGATAGCATCTTTGCTTCTGGGATACGAGTTGTAGTATTCTTTGAACCCAACAGGACTACGGTCCTGATTCCATTTGCTGTATCCATCATCATAACAATACATCCACCTGCTTTATTGATAAAGCCAGTTTTACTTACTAAGAATTTATAACCATTTCCTACTAGAGTATTAGTGTTTCTGAATTCTGCTGTTTTCTTCTTACCGATACTCCATCGTACAGCATCCATATTACTTGCTGTTACTATTAATGGATACGTACTTGCGGCAAATACTAATTTAATCAAATCATGTGCTGTACTAACGTTTGTATGTAATCTACCTGTTGGATCAGTAAAAGTACTGTTATTCATTTGTAATGATGCCGCTTTATAATTCATAGCATCAATACATTTGTTATATCCACCTGGATAGTAATCACATAACATTTTGGCAGCGTTATTATCCGATTTAACTATTGCCAAATCAATTAGTATTTCTCTTGTTAAATGTTTATTGTATAGTTTTTTTGGAATGACTTCAGTTAGTGATTGTCCGCTGTCTAGTACAACCATAGCAGTCATTAGTTTAGTTATACTAGCAATGCTACGTATTTCAGACATATTAGAGCCTTCTAGTATTTTACCATTACTATCAGCTACTAACCAAGCTTGGGCAGTAAAATTAGGATCGGCATATGCTGTGCCACATAGTGATAATACTATTATTGCTATAAGTTTTTTAATCATATATCCGTTCCTTTTTTGTGAGTTACTATTTTCATATCAGTTCCCATACCAACTACACAAGTAAGGTCTTTCTTAGTTGCTAGAATAGTCCAATTATTATCAACAGGATTTAACCAAATACTTACTATTGAACTAGCTTCATCAGCTACTTGTCCGGTCATGAAGGGTAACTCTTTATATTTTTCTCTAATACTCTTAAAGATTTCTTTTGTATTGTAACAGGGTAAATCTATTGTTATAGATTCTTCTATTTGTTGTGAATATGATTTAATTGGTAGTAATAACAACGTAATTATTAATAGATAAGTTAACTTCAAAAGATTCTCCTAGTCGTTTTATTATAACATGATAGAGGTAAATGTACTAATCACATTTACCCTTACTATTTAGAAAGTTATACTTCCGGAACTGTTCCAGCGATAAATTACATACCCGCCAGTAGTTATAGGATATCCGGCTGCTATTCCTGTAGTTGTTGCTGTAGGATACGTATCAACATGACGAATAATAACAATACCGCTACCGCCTAGACCGCCAGAACGACTTGACCCGGTTCCTCCACTACCAGATGCACCGCCGCCACCATTACCAGTATTATCCGTCCCACTAACGCCGGTGAGTGCGGTAACACTATATGAGCCACCTCGGCCGCCCGTTGAATATGTTATTGCAGATCCTCCTATAGAATTTGAAACTCCAACTCCAGCTGTTGTAATACTTGGTGTACCTCCAACTCCACCTGCTCCACCACCACCGCCCCCGGAGAAATCAGGGCCAGTGAATTTGCCATTACCGCCATTATTACCTTGTGATGGACTAGTTGATGGGGTATTTCCTGCACCACCTACAAAAATATTATTATTACCATCTGAACCACCGCATCCGCCGCCACCAGAACCGCCTGCTGCTCCATTTGTGCCAATAAAGATACTAGATGATTTAGTACCTCCACCGCCTCCGCCGGCTGCAGATAACGAATTAAACACAGATGCAGTTCCATTACCGCCGACTGTTGGCGAAGATCCCCTGGCGCCTCCGGATCCAACTGTTACCGATAATTGAACTCCGGTTGTTATAGATACTCCAGTAGCGGTTCTATAGCCACCGGCACCTCCCCCACCTGCACCAATACCAGTTTGGCCAACTCCACCGCCACCGCCGCCACCTCCAACTACTAGATATTCAATAATCAATGCATCGGTTGTTATGCTATTACTTGCGCTACTCGGAGAACTTGTATAAAATCCATTATTAGCAGTTACGGTAAATGTATAGCTTGTATTTGCATTTAATCCAGATATAAAAATTGTGCCACTGCCTGCTTGGTTTAATGTACCCGTTATATTGCCTGGACTACTTGTTGCTGTATAACTTTCTATTGTTCTACCACCGTTGCTTGCCGGCGCAGTAAATGTCACTGTTGCAGATAATGGACCGGTTGCATTAGCCGTACCAATTGTAGGTGCACCCGGTGCTAATGGTAAAATATCCAAAGTAGAATTAGAATTAGCAGAAGCCGATCCATATGAATTAGTACCGGTTACTACGCACCTAATTACATTTAACACATCAGCTTGTACTAATACATATGTATTACTTGTAGCTAATGCTATATTAGACCCATTTCTTTGCCACTGGTATGCATATGTTATTGTAGCAGTGCCAGTCCAAGTACCAGTTGTACATGATAATGTTGAACCAAATGTTTCTGTGCCACTAACCACCGGTGCCACAGTATTAACTGGAAGACTGTCTGTTACAATACTATTACTTGCACTACTCGGAGAGCTATTACCCGCACTATTGGTAGCAATAACGGTAAATGTATAACTTGTACTTGCTGTTAGACCGGTTATGTTAATAGTACCACTACCAGCTTGGTTTAGTGTACCGGTTATATTACCAGGACTACTTGTTGCTGTATAACTTGAAATTGTAGCACCACCATTGCTTGCCGGAGCTGTAAATGCTACGGTAGCAGTTATAGCACCTGTTGTAGTGGCTGTGCCTATAGTTGGTGCTCCCGGAGCAATTGCAGATACATTAGATGTAGCATTAGAATTTGCCGAATTTGATCCAGAACCATTTGTACCAGTAACTACACACCGAATAGCATTACCTGCATCTGCATTTACTAACGTATATGTATTATTTGTTGCCAATGAAATATTTGATCCAGCACGTTGCCATTGATATGTTATAGACGGAGAGCCAGTCCAAGTACCATCAGTAGTAGATAATATTTGACCAACTGTAGCTGTACCACTAACTACCGGAGATACTGTATTAACAGGAGCGCCTGACAGGGTAGTAATACTATTGCTAAAATTACTAGGTGAACTGGTTCCAATACTATTAGTTGCAGTTACTCTAAAAGTATAACTTGTACTTGATGTTAGTCCAGTAACAGTAATAGTACCAGATCCTGCTTGACTTAGTGTACCAGTTAAACCACCAGGACTACTTGTTGCTGTATAACTTAATATAGTAGAACCACCGTTATCTAAAGGAGCAGTAAATGATACTGTTGCTGTTGTAGAACCTGTTGCTGTTGCTGTGCCTATTATAGGATTATCCGGTATAGTCGTGCCGGTAGCGGGTACTACGCTAATACCACCAACTATACTGATACCGGATCCAATAGATAAAGACATGTAATTACCTTTTATGTAAGTTTAGTAGTATTTATGACAATAAAAAAGGCTCCGTAGAGCCTAATTGAGTGTGATTATATTACGTTCACTTTGATGACTTTTTAGTTACAGGAGGGGCATCTAATGTAGTCTGTTCATCATTAGCAGAGGAAGACGGTTGATTAGTAAGTTCTAACATAATATCTTTTTGTTCTAATAATACAGTGCCTTGCGGAACAAGACCAATTTGCATTAATGAATTTAATGTTTGTGGATTACTCATTGCATTTAGTAGTTTAGCTGGACTAGGTCTACCCAAAGCAATAATTTCAGATTGTATTTCTCTACCAACAGTTACTGTAAATTCATAATTAGCATTAGCTTCAAACATTTCGTCATCGGTATAGGGAGTACCATCTTCATGTTTTAATCTAGTTGGCTCAACTTCAGCATACAGTTCAGCCATATATTTTTCTAGTATTTTAATCTCTTTACGATTAAGTTCAAACGCATGTTTTTGATCATCCAAATGTGATTCTAATTCAAGGATTTCTGCTTGTAAATTAAGCAATATGTGTGGTAATGCGGGTACTGTTTTTAAATGTTTTAGTTCTTCAAGTTTAGCCTGATATTTTAATTCGGCGCATTCTTCAAGTACTGCGGCACGTTTTCTGCCAACATAGAAGCCTTGAAGTGTTTTGATTTTTTCCCAGGGTGTTGAACCGATCACCTGGTAACGGTAGTTGAATTCTGAATTTAGATTGGAAGCCATTTTATCTCTCTATAGGTTGTGTATAGAGATATTTATAAGCTAAATGATGTGAGTAAATTTTTTTAGGGTTTATTTGTTATTTTTAACAAACCAGTAGTGTTTCTGTAACTCTCTGAGTACTTCACTTTCTGGTTGCTTGAAATGTCTTGCAGCCATCTCAACAAAAGCTAACCAACGAAAATTATAGTCATCATTTCCCTGACACCATTGTTGATACATTAACTGTAGTTCTCTACTGTTCATTTTTTCTTTTTTTCTTGTTCTGCTAACTTGGCTTTTACCCCAGTTACTTCAAGTTTTATCTCTTTTAGTATCTTTTCTGCTATAGGGCTTGTATGATGTACATGTAATTTTGGGGGTGTTTTAGGTCTGGGTTTGTGCTTGAACCAACTCATTGGCTTACTCCTTTTGATTGGGTATAAATATATATTTAATTGATTAAATTCAATCAAATAGCATAAGTCATAACAAAGGAAATAAAATGGCAGAAGAAAAAACATTATCACGCAGTGAACGTGAAGCACAAATTAAAGATAGAGCAGGATGGGTCATAACCGTCATTGCATTACTATTAGCAGTTACAACTTATATGGCTAGTGGGTTTAGTAGTAAGATATTGACCAATACTATTAAAGCAAACGATACATGGAACTTCTATCAAGCTAAGTCAATTAAGCAATCTATTGCCGAAGGGCAATTAGAGGATGCCAAAGATCCAAAACGTAGAATAGAACTACAAGCCAAGATTGATAGATATGAATCTGAGCCTGATAAGGGTGAGGGTAAGAAAGAGTTAATGGCTAAAGCATTAAAGATCGAAGCCGAGCGTGATGAAGCCAAAAAGCATACACCATGGTTAACTTTTGCCGCAATGGCATTTCAGTTAGCGATTGTATTACTTTCCGCTAGTATTTTAGCTGTAGACAAGCGTATGTTTTGGGGAAGTATTGGTGTCAGTATTTTTGGAACAATGTTATTGACCCAAGGCATTTGGCTTGTTATACCATTTGCGATATAATAACTAAATGAAAATTAAGGAATTAATGGAAGATACAAACAAAAAAATGCCACATCTATATTTGGATATGGATGGGGTACAAGCTGATTTCTTTGGAGCTTGGGCCGCAAAACATAATGTTGGTAATTATAAAGAGATTCCTGATACTGAAACATCAATCAATGAATTAGCCTCAAGTAGCCCCTTAGAAGTATATAAGTTTTTTAGAGAACTACAACCTCTAGAGGGTGGCGGCAGAGTTGTACAATGGTTAAATCAACACAATATTCCATACACTGTATTGAGTGCTCCATTGCGTGGACCGTATGCTGAAGCCAGTGTAGGAGCTAAAAAAGATTGGTTAGATGAACACAATCCAAATGCTACACAAAACGCTATCTTTACACAACATAAGCACAAATACGCATTGAGTAATGGTGAACCAAATGTATTAGTAGATGATTACGGTAAATATTTGAATCTTTGGACTAATGCCGGTGGTATTGCGGTTAAGCATGAAGATGACAACACTCAACATACTATTGATGAATTAGAAAAGATTTATGCTCCCTATCTAACTAGATAAGTAATGATATGAAGAAACCCGGCAAAGACTTAGTTCGTTATGAAGTAATTACACATGAAGATCCTGATACAGGTGATTTAATGTTGCCTATACCACAGAAATTATTAGATGAATTAGGCTGGCGTGAGGGTGATGAGATTGAATTTGCCATAGATTCAAAAGGTAAGTACATCTTAAAACGAGCTAACAAATGAGTTACTCAAATTATAATAACACTATGATAGGGGATTCATTCAGTACTGTAGGTACAGTTACTACAGGCACAGTTACTGTACCCAATAATACTTCAAACGGGTTGTATTGGGGTTTAAATGGTACATCAACTATTACTTCAATCGAACCTAATATAAAAGGGGCTACACTTAAGGTTAACGGTGATGCTGACTTTGAAGGTGAAGTAACTATCAAGGGCAAAAATCTATCAGAGATGCTTGAAAAGATTGACGAACGATTGGCTATTCTTCACCCACATCCTGAACTAGAAGATAGATGGGATGAGTTAAAAGAATTGGGTAAACGCTATAAAGAACTAGAGCAAGAACTACTAGAAAAAGAGAAGGTTTGGTCAATCTTAAAGAAGTAAGATTTGACAAATAATCCATATTACGCTATAATAGAAACTGTTTAATAACTATGACATACACATCATGACCATGCATTTAGAAGGACCCTGGCTTAGTACCGGTGGTAAACGTAAGGGCAAGATTAAGTTTCGCAATAGCGCAGAGGCACAGAAAGCCCGTCAACTTGATGCCGATTGGAAAGAACTACAGAAAAAATGGGAAGTTGACGCTGATGACAAAAAGCGCAAACGAGCATTAGCGGCTGAGCCATTACAATACACACTATCTGCACCTGCAGGTCGTGAGACTGTACGTATTAACAGTTTAGATACCGGTCACAAGGGTGCTGTTCGTACAAAAGATATTCCACAATATACGGGTAATAAAATTATTGGGATTGGCACTATGCATAAAAGTAATGCAGTGCCGGTCTTTAGTGATGAAGAGGCTAAGGCAATTAGCACAATGCGTAGGAATTAAAAAGGAGCGTAAAGCAAAACACATGGCAAAAGAAGAAGGTTTACGAATGGATGGTACGGTAACAGACGTGTTACCTAATGCCATGTTTCGTGTTAAAGTAAATAACACAAATGTAATAGGTTATATCTCTGGTAAAATGCGCCAGCATGATATTAAAGTTCTACTTGGAGATACAGTAGAATTAGAATTTAGTCCATACGACTTATCAAAAGGCCGAATCGTGCGCCGACGATAATCCCCAATAGTCTTTCATACGATAAATACATGTATGAGAGATATAATTCAATTACTTGAGGACAAGGCTAAACCTCAAGATATAGAAATCATACCACTAAACTTCACTGCGAGTGAGGTTAAACCTGTATTAAGTCAGGACACACTAGACCTACATTATGATAAACTAGCTAAAGGCTATGCTGAACGCTATAACAAGGGTGAGGGTGACAAAGACTTTAACTATGCGGGTGCCTTCTTACATAACACATTATTCCCCCAATTCCGTGAAGTAAGAAACAAAAACAATCCAAATGGTCCTATGATGGGCTTTATCAACAAACATTACGGTAACTATGATAACATGAAGTCACAGTTTGAAACTGAATTCATGAAGTTAGAGGGATCAGGTTGGGTATATTTAGCATATGATGGTAAGATTAAAACAATCAAGAACCATGAAGTACGTAATGATATATTGCTATTAGTTGATAGATGGGAACACGCTTGGATATTAGACTATGGCAGTGATAAGCAAAAGTATCTAAAAGAGCAGTGGAAAATCATCAATTGGAATGTAATTAACACAAGGTGGGGTAAGAGTTTATGATAGAAATAACAGAAAATGCTACTATAAAGATAGCTGATATTTTAGCTGAAGAAAACAATCCAAAAGCTAGGATTCGTGTATTTGTTCAAGGTGGTGGATGTAGTGGAATGCAGTATGGTTTTACCATAGATGAAGAACAAAATGAAGATGATTTTGAGATACCTGCAGGATCATTAAGTATGTTAGTAGATAGTATTTCAGCACAATATTTACAGAATGCCAGCATAGATTATGTTGAAGATTTGAGTGGATCTCAGTTCAAAATTAGTAATCCTAATGCGGCAACAACATGCGGATGCGGGTCAAGTTTTAGTCCAACCTGATGATATTACATTTAGTCCTTATTGATAAATACATAATAAGGATTAAATTATGGCAATTTCAGGACTACAAGTAATTAATATTGGATTACAAAACGAATCTACCGGTAGCGACAGCCTATACACAGCATTTAATAAGACAAAAGATAACTTTGCAACGTTATTTACGTCTGCTAGCCCATACAATACATTTACCGGAAATGGCGTAACTATTACAGCCAACGCTACGACAGGTACGGTAAATATAAATAATACAGGCGTGACCAATGTAGCTTTAACTAGTAATAATTTAACTATTACTGGGAGCCCATTAACTACTACAGGAACATTGACTGTAGATTTACCTGCAAATGTATCGGTAACTGGTCAATTATTATTGAGTGGTAGTGAGAATTTAACAACAGGGTCATCTGTAAACTTAGCAGTTACTGCTAGTTACTTTAGCACATCTGTAGCTAGTACAGCTACTTTAGGAGCCGGTACTACAGGACAAATAAAAACTTTTATGATGGTGGCTGACGGTGGTGATATGGTTATCACCGTAACCAATGCAGGATGGCAAAGTTCAGGTACAGGTACCATAACATTTGATAATATCGGTGATGGATGCACCTTACAATATATAACAAATAAGTGGTTTTGTATAGGTAATAACGGTACAATATTTGCTTAAAGATATTAGGAAATAAAAATGACAACGACAATTAAAATTACAGAACTAACAAATATTGGTGCAAACTTAGCTAGCTCTACAGTTATACCAGTAGTTAATATGGCAGGTACTCCTACTACAGAAAAAACAGTATTAGGTAATATTGCTAATGTTGTATTAGCAGGTGCCGGAGGTAACTATGTTTCTGCCGCTAAAGCTACTACTGCAACAACAGCAAATACTGTATTAACTAATGCTCAACCAAATATAACAAGCATGGGTAATTTAACTGGATTAACCGTAAGCAATGTAACGGGTATAGTTAATTTTACAACTACTGCAAATGTTACATTAGGTAATGTTTCTAACTTACATATTGCAGGTGGTACAGCCGGACAATTGTTATCTACTAACGGTAACGGTACTTTAAGTTGGGCAAGTGATACTACTACATATGGTAATAGTAATGTTGTAACACTATTATCTGCGTTTGGTTCTAATACAATAACAACTACAGGTAATGTATCTGTTGGAAATATTATTGGTAATGGACAAGCATTGACTAATATTGCAGGTGCCAATGTCTCTGGATTTGTAGCTAATGCTAATGTTTCTAATACAGCATTTGCGGTTGCAGGTGCCAATGTCTCTGGATTCGTAGCTAATGCTAATATTGCTAATACGGCATTTAGTGTGGCTGGTGCTAATGTCTCTGGATTTGTAGCTAATGCTAATGTTTCTAATACAGCATATGCGGTTGCAGCCGCAAATGTGTCAGGTTTAGGTAATATTGCTACTATCAATTTAACTGGTAATAGTAGTAATGTGTTATACGGCAACGGAGTATTTGCGGCGGTAGCAGGTGGTGCTAATACAGGTAATGTTACATTCAATGACGTTAATATCATTGGCACAGGTAACTTGAATCTGCAACCAAACTCTGCTGATGCTGCCGCATATGTAAATATTTACTTGACCGGGGCCGCGGATATACATATGGCAGCCGGTGCTGCTGGTGCCAATTTGATTTTAGGTACAGATGAAGAAGCCAATGTCGCTGTTTTACAGGGCGGCAACGTGGCTATACAGGCCGGTAATGTCAGTGGCACAAAGACTTGGAACTTTGACACAACTGGTAACTTAACACTACCATTGAATAGTGTTGTTTATGAAACCAACATTCCAGACCAATCACTTAGTGGTAGTGCTATTGCCTTGAAACCAACAGGTGGAACTACTGCCAATCAACAGTTATTGATTTATCCAACAGCGAATGACGGTGACCATATACACATGACAAGTGGAAACTTGTATACAACCGAGTTGTTCTTGGGCAGTGATAACTTGTATGTCAAACTGGCCAACACCGGCAATGTTGTGATCAACAGCAATGATGGTAATAGTAGTAATGCTATGTGGACATTTGGCACAGATGGCAGTTTAACACTACCTATTGGTGTATCAATTGATTATAACGGGAACATTCAGTATCCTAGAATCATTGCTGACTCTGGAAAGCTATTCAGCGTTCAAGGACAAGGTAATAGTGGTTCTGCGGCACTGGCATGGACTGTAGATCCTGATGCGGCATCTCAGTATGCGGCTGTTGCTGTTAGCAGAGCCGGCGACAATCTTGCCAAGGTAGTACTACAAGCACAATCTGATTCAGGTAATGTTGGGACGGTGAAGCTTTGGAATTTTGATGAAACCGGTAATTTAACACTACCAGGCAATACAGTAGCAATCAACTTTGCTAATGGTTCAAGTGCATTTGGTAATATCGTAGCAACAAACTTAGATGGCAGTTCAAGCAATGTATTGTATGGTAACGGTATATTTTCAGCCGTACCGGCCCCAACAGTAGCACAAGATATCACCTCTACCGGTGCAATGAGTATAATGACATATGATGGTAATCTAAAATATGTAAACTATGCTACAGTTGAACCAAGTACTGGCAACATCGCCGGTGGCAATATTAGTGCGTCTGGTAATATTTCAGCCAACAACTTTACCGGTAACGGTGGCGGTTTATCTAATGTTGCAACAAAAATAACAAGTAGTTGGACTCTTGAACCCGGCGTCAATACAGTAAACATTAGTGTTCCATTGAATGGAACTTATGCACTCTGGGTTAACGGTAATATTCCAAACGGTATCGTGACATATACTGCGACTGCTGTTGTTACAAATACAAATGTACCGGTACTAGGTGAACAATATGGTTGGTACTACGCAGTTGGGAATGCGTTGGTGCTTACATCAATACCTAATCAGTTTACTGGCACAGTAGGTTCAATCAGCAATGTTAATACTTATTTAGGTAACACGGCTAATGTGTTTACATTTGGTATCACTAACAATAGTGGTAACACAGCAGTAGTTAATTATGGCTACACTAAACTGTAAAACTAACTGTTCACATTAATTTAAGGAATTATTATGAAACAAGATCCTCGCTCAATAATAAACACAACTGAGGATCATACCTTTAATAAGCCTGCTGACAAAAAAGTCATACCTAGGACACTTGACAAATATAACCTAATATGGAAAACAGATAGACCAGATACAAGAGATTACAAATATCAAGTAACAGCAAATACAAATCCTAACTTTGTTGATTTAAGAAGTCATTGTAGTCCAATTGAAAATCAAGGTAATCTGGGAAGTTGTACTGGACAAGCTATTGCGGGTGCTATTGAATTACTAAACAAACGTAATGGTAAACCAACAGATGTTAGTAGATTGTTTATCTATTACTATGAACGACTATTATTGGGTACTGTTAACTATGATAGTGGTGCTTATATACGTGATGGTATAAAAGCAACAAATCACTATGGTGCTAGTTTAGAAACTTATTGGCCGTACAACATTAGAAAATTTAGACTAGAACCAATCAATGAAGCAAAGATTGACGCATTGAATCGTAAAGTAACACGATACGAAAGAGTAAATGATTTTAATGGATGTATTGACGCATTAACAAATGGTTATCCAGTTATAATAGGCTTTCATGTTTATCAAAGTTTTATGTCATCTACTGTTGCTAGAACAGGTAGAATGCCCTATCCAAATACAAAACGTGAAAAGCTATTAGGTGGTCATGCTGTGTTGCTTGTTGGATATGATAAGCGTAAGAAAGTCTTTATTGTCAGAAACAGTTGGGGACCTTATTGGGGAGATAAGGGTTACTTCTACATGCCATTTGATGTTATCAAACCTAATATGAGCAGTGATTATTGGATCATTAAGTCGGTTAACAATCCATAACTTCTAAATTATAATAAATAGTAGTATAACAATTAAAGGACCATTAATGGCAACAACACCCCCAATGATCGGTGGAGCTGATCCGTCTGTATTAAGATCATTAGAAACACAAAAACCCTCAGTAGCAAGAACAAGTCCCCCTACAGTTTCTGCTAGTACAGGTTCAGCAACCTCAGGTGGAACGGCAATAGCTAGAAGTATTGCTCCACAAGTGTCTGGTGACACAATAACCTATAATCAAGCTACACAAACAGTTTCAGGAGCATCATTAACTATTACATCAGCAACTAATAATGAACCAGCCGATGTTGTAACTGTATTTAATAGCAATAAAGCTATCTCTGTTAGTGCAGTTAATCAAACAGTAAATTCATATAACGTTAACACCTATTCAGGAAATGAATATACCAACGATGACGTTGCTAACTTTTTACCAACATTTACAGGTACAGTAGGTGCCGGCAATGTAACTGTTACGGGTACTGTATACACTAGTGGTATAAGTTCTGCTGGATTAGCATCATTAACCATATTAAATGTTTCTACTATAGCTAATCTTGGTGCTGTGAGTAATTTAATAATTACAGGTGGTACAGGTGGACAATATTTACAAACAGACGGAACTGGTAATTTAAGTTGGGCAGCCGGGGGCGGTGGAGGAAACGGATCACCCGGCGGTGCTAACACCCAAGTTCAATTTAATGATGCCGGTGCTTTTGGTGGTAACTCTGCATTTACTTTCAACAAAACGACCGGTGCATTAGCAGTTACTGGTAATGGCACATTTGGTAACGTGAGTGCAACTACATTTACAGGTGCGTTAACAGGTGCGGCAACAAGTGCAACTACTGCAGGTACAGTAACAACAGCCGCACAAGGTAATATCACAAGTGTTGGTACATTAACATCCTTGAATTCTAGTGGTACTGTTACTGCACCGGCATTTACTGCTAATACAGGTGTATTTACCGGTAACGCTAGTGGATTAAGTTCATTGGTTGGTGCTAATGTATCTGGTTTTGTACCTAATGCCAATGTTGCTAATACGGCTTTTGCAGTAGCATTAGCTAATGTATCCGGAGTAGGAAATATTGCTTCAATTAATTTAGATGGTAATTTAAGTAACATATTATATGGTAATGGTGTCTTTGCATCGGCTCCGGCTGGTGGAGGTTATGGTAACAGTAATGTCGCAACATTCTTAGCAAGTTATGGCAGTAATACAATGACTACAACTGGTAATGTATCAGTTGGTAATATAATTGGTAATGGACAAGCATTAACTGGCTTAGCTGGTGCTAATGTAACAGGGCAAGTAACTTATGCCGCTACAGCTAACGCAGTGGCCGGTGCTAATGTATCTGGTGCTGTCACATACGCAACAACTGCTAATAGCGTAGCAGTAGCAAACGTATCAGGTATTGGTAATATCTCTACCATTAACTTAAATGGCAATTCATCACAAATATTATATGGTAATGGTGTATTTGCGGCCGCATCTGTTGCTGTCTCATATGGTGATAGTAATGTAGCAACATTTTTAGCCTCATACGGCAGTAATACTATTACTACTACAGGAAATGTAAGTGTTGGTAATATCATAGGTAATGGACAAGCATTGACCGGCATTGCCGGCGGTAATGTGTCTGGTGCAGTATCATTTGCTACCACAGCGAATGCCGTAGCCGGTGCTAATGTGTCTGGTGCAGTATCATTTGCTACCACAGCGAATGCCGTAGCCGGTGCTAATGTAAGTGGCACTGTGGCTTCAGCAACATCTGCCGCATCAGCAAACGCAGTGGCAGGTGCTAATGTATCAGGTGCAGTATCATTTGCTACCACAGCAAATGCCGTAGCCGGTGCTAATGTATCAGGTGCAGTATCATTTGCCGCAACGGCTAACAGTGTTGCAGTAGCTAATGTAAGTGGTATTGGTAATATTGCTACAATAAACAAAGACGGTAACGCAAGCAATATTCTTTACGGTAATGGTGTCTTTGCATCGGCTCCAGCCGGCGGTGTGTACGGTGATAGTAATGTTGTAACATTATTGGCTAGTTATGGTAGCAATACTATTACTACAACCGGTAATGTATCCGTTGGTAATATCATAGGTAATGGACAAGCATTGACTGGCTTAGCTGGTGGTAATGTGTCAGGGCAAGTAGGTAACGCATTAGTATCAGGTACAGTGTACACAAATGCACAACCTAATATTACTAGTGTTGGTACACTAACAAGTCTATCTGTTACAGGTAATGCAAATGTTGGTAACTTAGGTACTGCAACTGCAATTATTACTACCGGTAACATTACTACTATCAATAGCGGTTTGTTACAGAATGGTAACTCAAACATCACTATTACTAGTAACGGTAACATCTCTTTGTCAGCAGTAGGTGCACCAAATGAAGTAGTAATTACTTCAACTGGCGTAAATGTAGCAGGAACATTAAGTGTTACTGGTAATGTGACTGGCGGCAACATCAGCACTGGCATCATCACACTCACAAACGGTGCAGTAATAAAAGATACTGTTGATGATGCTGTGGCATTTGGTCAAGGTGCTGGTAATACATCACAAGGTGCCGGTTCAATAGCCATTGGGTTTGCAGCTGGGAACACCGCGCAAGGTGGATATTCTGTAGGCGTTGGTCGAGAAGCTGGTTCAAATGCTCAAGGTGGTCTATCAGTTGCCATTGGATTCACTGCTGGTTATACTTCACAGGGCACTTATGCACTAGCTATTGGTGCAAGTACTGGTTATAATACTCAAGGTACTCAAGCAGTAGCTATTGGTGCAAGTGCAGGTTACGCTAATCAAGGTGCTTCAGCAGTGGCTGTTGGTTTTGCTGCTGGTGGTACCAACCAAGCTAGCAACTCAATCATATTAAATGCTACTGGCACTGAGCTAAATCAAACTACAGCCAATACATTCACAGTAGCACCAGTTCGCAATGATGTAGCTAATATTGCTCAAGTAATGTTCTACAATACTACTAGCAAAGAAGTTACATATGGTAACACAATAAGTGTTGCCGGTAATGTGATTGGTGGCAACATCTCAACTACCGGTAACATCTCAGGTAACACAAACGGTTTTACTATCGGTTATTTGAATGTCCCTCAAATTTCGGCAGCTAATGCTACACTTGCATTAACTGATGCAGGTAAACATTACTACTCAACTACCGCTGGTAACTTGACATTGACTATTCCAACTAACGCTAGCGTGGCATTTGCTACTGGTACAGCAATTAGTATTGTTGTTCAGGCGGCAGGTAATGTGTTAGTTAATGCAACATCGGGTGTAACGTTGTATATGGGAGGCAACGCAACCGCTGGTAACAGAGTTGTGGGTACTTATGGTATGGCTACACTAATGAAGGTGGCAAGTGATACTTGGTTCATTAGCGGTGCAGGAGTAGCATAATGGGTGGTATGGTAGCTCTAATAATAGGTACGAACGGGGCCGCTGCAAATCCAGCTCCAGGTCCATCTCCAGCTCCAGCTGGTCAACAAGCCTATACAACAGCCGGGACATATTCTTGGGTTGCCCCTGCAGGTGTAACTTCTGTATCTGTAGTTTGTATCGGCGGCGGAGGGGGCGCAGTAGCTGTAAATAATGCTTTTCAATGGGGCGCGGGCGGTGCTTTAGCTTACGCTAATAATATTACAGTTGCTCCCGGAAATTCTTATACGGTTGTTGTCGGTGCAGTAGGCGTGTCATTCGGTGGCGCAAACGGCGGAGACAGTAGTTTTAATTCTACAAGTTGTATGGCGGGTGGAGGAGCTACTGGTTCAGTTATAGGAACTGCCGCGGCCGGCGGAGTAGTTATTTATGGCACTGGCGGGGCAGGTGGGGCAAGTGGTACGGTTATACTTGGTTCAGTTTCAAGAGCAGGTGGCGGCGGTGCTGGTGGATATTCAGGTGCTGGCGGTGCTGGTGGAAATGCAGGAGCTTCTGGAGCTTCTGGTGCTGGTGGTGGCGCTGGTGGTGGTGGCGGGTATCCTGGAAGTGGAAGTACAAACGGCGCTTCAGGTGGAGGCACAGGAATATTTGGAGAAGCCTCAAGTGGTACTGGTGGTGCTCCCGGAGTAAATGGTAATCCCGGCAGTAATGGAACTATTGGTGCTAGCCTTCTAGTTGGTGGCAATTATGGCGGTGGTGGTGTTGGCTCTTCTTTTGGAACAGACGGAGGAGGTGCAGTACGTATCATTTGGGCTGGCACTTCTGGCATTACCAGAGCCTTCCCTTCAACAAACACAGGTGATTTATAATTAAAAAAGCCCCAATAGGGGCTTTTTTATTTCATCTTCTCTAGCATATAGTTTGTGAATTTACTTTCACACATTGCTGGAATCTCAACAAACGGATCCTCTAAAAAGAAAGGACACCCTGTTTTCCATTTACCATGTTTCTTAAAGAATTTAAATTCTAGCAAATCTTTTCTATCTGCAGGATTAAATTCTCTACGAGGGTTAAACGAGCGACGGAATGTAGATAGATTTAAGTTCATAGTATAAGGGCCGAAGCCCTATTAATTAGAGTGGAGCGTCTTCAACTGCCGCAAGAATATCTTCTGCGGACACTTTTGCTTTTTTAGCACGTGCTTTGATAACATCAATACTAGGCTTTGTTTTAGAAGCTTTTACTTTAACTTCACCTTTACTTGCTTCTTTAGTTTTATCTTCAAGTGTATCAGCAATAGTTGCCTGATCACTTGCACTAGCAAACTCAGATAGAGTAGCAAGATATTTTAATGCTTCTACTTTTGTCATTTCTGAAGGTAGTTCAACAAATTCCACACGACTAGCACCACCTTTAGTGAATTGCTTGATACGACGGACCATGTCATCGGTGAAACGAACTTTAGCGTTACCATTGTGAATAGTAATACCAGCGACTTTGAAAGTTTGATTAGAATTAGCCATATGTTTCCTTTAATTAAAAGCTAAGTTAAAAATGTACTGATATCACTCAGCACTGTTATAATGATAACACAATAGCCATTTATTGTCAACCATTGTGTTACCCATTATTTTACAAGTTGTGGGTAGCACCATACAACTTTACAAACTCCTCAGGAGTTTGTGTTTTAGAATACAAGTCATAAGCCAAATTCAGAATAGTTTGCTTGGCTTTTTCAAGGTCCTGTTTAACCTTGCCTCGTTTAGCACGATATCCCTTTTCTAGTTTCTCACCATAGTGCTTCATATTGCCACGATGGTCAGTCCATTCTAAATTAGAGACATTGTTGTTGTTCTTAACACCATCAATATGATTGACAATATTTTTATTTTTAGGCTTTCTCAAATATGTTTCTGCCACTAGCCGATGAATAGTAGTATTATGAATACCACCCTCAACTGATGACAGTTTAACCCGTTCATATCCCTGAAAGACATTCGGCTTAAGCTTGGTAGGTGCTCCTCGCTTAGTAGAATACAGTTCTCCGGTTTCTGTGATATGATAGTCTTTAAAACCCTTGATTGGTTTCATTTTAATTTTAACCATAATTTATTTCTCCAAAATGTAAGATTTATTCCATTTACCAATATTAACGTCAACATAGTATGCTGTATTAAAATAGTCTGTCATTGCGTCTGATTCGTCAAACCAATCGGCCGCTTTTAATGCTACAAAAGCCTCGGTTAAGAATTCCTTAGCAACACCATCGTAGTGATCCTGAAACCAATATTGATTTACCTGATCGTAACCATTTGTGTTGGGTTTGAAACCTCGTTGTACCTGATAAAAATCATTGCCACAGACCTTGTTGCTATTTCCAATAAAGTCAATAACACCCGATTTGAGGGTCAACGAAATGGTCATGTGATTACGGACACTCAGTGAGCCCTTAACCTTGTACTTAGCCAAGATTGGCTTGAGTGCTTGAGCAATTTTTTGTTTGCGTTCCTGATTCATGTAAGCCATTTTGTTTCCTTTTCTTTACTGTTTAAGATTCTATTATAGCACCAAATCCATTTAATGTCAAATTATTGTTCCATTGGGTCACCGAGAAAATACTCAGTGACGTAGGTGACAACAATATTTTTGCCAGAATGAATCTTTAAGTACTCACCTAGTGCTTCTACATTACGAAATAAATAGCCATTTGCTTTGTACATTTCTAGTCCTTTATTTAACTGTCTAAGTATCTATTGTAGCAGAAAGACCATTTATTGTCAAATTTAGGAGTTTACTGTTTTGAACGGGCTAAACACTTCCCTATTCTTAACGGAATCGGACACGTCATAGACCCAAGTTACAGGCACATCTAGTACAGCGGAGATGGTAGCAGGATGTGTACCTTTCTCCAACATTTCCATGATATCAATTTCTAAATCACTCATTTTGCTTTCCTAATATTAAATAAACCACCCAAAATCACTATAGCTAACCAGGACTCTAATGAGTACTTAATAGCTAAGATTGGGAACAACACATTCAATGACCAAATAGTCAATAACGGGCCAATTGCTACGAGGGCAATGACAATCACAATTCCTACAAAATAACTCATACAACCTCCAACATGTTAGCGGGCACTCTCCAAACACTATTAATGAATGAACCTGGCTTTGAGGAATCAACAATAATAAACTTACGATTGATTTTCTTTACAACACCAGAGATTGTACCACGGGTTGAACTAGTAAATTTCACATTGGATCCTATTGTCAATGCCGATTTGTTTCGTACCACTAGTTGGGCACGGGCAAAACGAATAGCATCATTAATGCTGTTCAATTCTTCATTAGTAAGATCACCCTGCATGATAGCAGTATTAATTTGCTTGATGTTCATAAGAACTCCTTTTGACTGAATAAGACTCTATTATAGACCCAAAACCATTTATTGTCAAGTTTTTATTGTTTGATGTTTTTAATTGAATTTTCCATGTCTTCCAGATGCTTGCGATACTGGATACGGCCAAGATTGATGGTGTACATCACATAAGCCAACATAGCAATACAGAATGTAATTCCAATGTAAGGTACTGCTGACACTGGAATGAGTGTAAGCAAATAGATAGTTGCGGATCCGGCGATTGCGGCGAGTGCCAATTCTTTTGCGGTCTGTGCGACTGCTTCAGTTTTTTCTGACATATTGAGTTTCCTTTCTAAGTTTCAATATAAGTATTGTAACACCGAAACGATTTATTGTCAAATTTCGGTGCTGTTTGGATGCTTGGGTTTACGAACGTACATACCTTTTTTGGATAATACGACCTTAGGTTTGAACGGAGTGTTGCTAGAAAACAACACTTTATGAGCCCGATGTTTGGGCTGTTCAATAGTGAATGATAAGATTTTTCGTTTCATAATACGTATTATAGCATAGGAAACGTATTTATGTCAACTTTTGGCAGTTGTATCCTGGTTCAAGCACCCAAATACAACGACGGGGACAGTGCCAAAAGGTGGGGGTAACAGTACAGTAATAGCAAACCAAGGATTGATTCCGGCATCATTACAACGCCTAATTGTAGTTGCAATCCATAACCAACATGATAATACACTACCTACACATAATATTGCTAATGAAATAATCCATCCAAGTAGTCCTATTACTACAATAGTGAAGGGTAAACTTAGTACAAATATCATGAAAGCCAATGAACTAGTAAGACCTAGTAGGACCCAACTAATTAAATATACACCCCAATATTCGCTACGAGTACTAGTACCTGTAAAGGCAAAGTATTTTTTATATTGTTCTAATTTGTTTATCACGTTAACATCCTTATTAATCCTACACTATCAATTGTTACAAGTAGCAAGTAGTTAGCCAACATCCCAAAAGATTTCCTAGTAAAACTAGCCCAAGCATAGAGACCACAGCCGATGATCCAAATAGGGTACAAAGCAAGTAAAGGCGGATTGGGGACTGTGAAAGCCATGGTAATCGAACAGCCAATTGAAATGCCCCAAGCAAGCAACTCAATGCCAAACCTAAAAGGATGAGTACGGTAATCATCTTTGATCCAATTAAAAATTCCATAAAAAATATCGTTCATGTATCTATTATAGCACGGTGAACGCTATCATACAAGACATTTTGGTCACTGGGTGCAAGTTCGTTCTCTGTATATTTTACCATCAGATGTGTGAACTTCTTTCCAATCTGTACATGTTTGTGCTTGTACAGTTTGTTGCTGAACAATTATCGGTTGTTGTTGAACAATAACTTGTTGACGGCCCAATTCATAACTAATTGCTCCTACTACTACAGGGGCTACCCACCAACCCATACTTGGACCACGATGATGGCCATGATGGCGGAAACCATGCCCGTGATGTTGTGCCATTGCTGTACCAGTCAATGCTAAAAGCGATAATGCTACTAGAATTTTTTTCATAACTATCTCCTATACTTATATAACGTTTTACTCAAGTGTTCCGTTGACTTTATGTTTGTCAATAACCTCTTGTAGAATACTCTCTATCATCTTATTTAGTGTGATATCACGTTTGTGTGCTTGCATAGCTAACTGATAGATTTCATGTTCATCTAAGTTCAATTCAATTTCAACTCTGTTATCTTCTGTCATTTCTTTTCTCCGTTTTGTTTAAGTAATGGTTCAATATTATTCTCATAAATTTGAAGCATGGTGTTATACAATCCCTTACGTTCTTCTGGTGTCATTCCTGCACACCATGATGGACTATTTGGATCTTTATTTAAATCATAATCCTGTCTATATGCATAGCACATCTCAGTTATGATTTCTTCTTTACTTTTCATATTTTTCTATTCTATATTGACTGAAGGGATACTTTTCTTGTAACCATTCAATCATACCTTCTTCGTAGGGTAAAAAGACCGTACGAGCTTTATTAGTTATATAAAGTATCATTTGATTTTAACATTCATTTTTTTCAAAATAGTTTCAGCATAAGTACCGCCACCTTGCTTATATACATCTTTAACTTCTTTGGCACATTCACGCACTACCAATTCATAAAACTTGTCTAGTTCTTTATCATAGGAACTAGACCAATCAATATTACCTTTACCCGGACCATGTGGTTCATTAGCCCAAGTAACAAAGCCGGCCTCTTTGGCAAGGTCTTTAATCTTTTTATTCATTAATCAGTCCTCAATAATACATTACTTATGCCGTAAACCAATCTATATCTTCTTTTGCTTCAACCGATTCGGCTCCATCATACTCATTGATTTTAAACTCAATGCCTTCAGGTACCCAAGCAACTTCTAAGTCCATCAGACCACCATCGTATATTTCAGGATACTTCAATGCCACATATGTTCGTAGTTCATCAAATTTTTCGTCCAATACAAATTGTGCTATGGCAGGTTCAAAAATAAGTTCAGGCATTGTAGGGTTCCAAGTGGACCATCCTGCACCAAATCCCGGGCTGTATAATACAGCAACCATTCCATCTCTAACCAATTTGTTCATTTTATCTCCAAGCGTTTACTAATCCAATTAAACAAGTAACTATTGCTACCACGTTCACTACTAATTGCGGATTGTTCTTTACACGTATCGTCCATGTCAAAAACATAATTGTACCTAATGTAAATGCTACAATGTTGTAGGGATGTGCATCAGGTCCAATTGCATTACATATATGGCCAACAATAATGAATACTGCCCCAATCCATTGCAATATATCGTTTACTTTCATTCTACTCCAAAATGTATCTTTGTATTCCAAATAGCATCACTAAGACGCAATTTGGAATCACTGGCATCAGTCATAATTGTTACACATTCCTTAACAATCAATTCGGCAAACTTTTCAATAACCTGTTTATCATACTCATCCATTTCATCCCAGCATCCTTGTGCAGTTAGTCCTGAATGATACATCAAATCTTGAATTTTTTGATTCATTACTTTACTCCAAAATGTTCTGACAACCATTGTCTTGTGTGAAAACGTGCTATCAATTGATGACCACCTGGATCTAATACATTCATACATTCCTTAACAATCAATTCGGCGAACTTTTGTTCTTGGTCGGTTGCTTGTGTACCATAGACCTGTTCGGCCAGTTCTTTAATTCGTTCATTCATTATTTTACTCCAAATGTGTTCAATGCTGGTTGCAATGTGTTAATCAATTCTGTCTCATGTGCATGAGCAGGACGCTTACCACGAATCACTTCCAACTTACCAAATACAAAACGTTCAGCACCACGCTCACGCAAGGCACGTGACAAACCCCAAGTTTTGTTCTCAGTCATGGCCCGTTGCATATGTTTTTGCATACGACGGCGTAATGTCAAAAACACATTGCCTTTATATGACAATGCAGTTAAACCAATGTAGTACTCAAGTGTTACAGTATCTTGTATATAGTATATCACTTGATTGCGATCTGTTCTACGTTTACGGGCGATTTTTGAGTTCATAGATGAATTATACATCAAAGCCCATTTATTGTCAAATATTGGTAAAAACCGCTAGAAGTGTATCAGAGTGTATACCTGAGTATTCTAGCGATTTTGAAGCCCCTGAGGGGGCTAAATGAGTACTTTTGTTTGTAAAAAATGTAATACTTAAGTATTAGTGAATTACTTGCCCTACACTTGTATTAAGCCAAGTCTTAATTTCTTTGCGTAATTCTTTTTCTGTATATCCCATTTCACCTAAACGGGATATTAATGAAATAAATAATCCATGACTAGCTATACCATATATATAAGTATCATCGTCATTATCAAGTTCAAATTTATCTAATTGATTTAATAAAACATCATTAATGAATTCTGATGCGATAATGGCACTATGTTCAAATTGCCACATTTCCGGATCTTCATCTTCTACTTCTTTAACTATTAATAGATTCTCTTTGCTCATTATTATTCTCCGAGTTATTATCTGTATTTACTATCGGTGTATATTCATAATTAATTGTTTCTATATTCTCTCTAAAAACAATAGCTCCATTACGTAAATGAAATCTCCTAGCCATATTAGTTTTAGGACTTAATGTTACAAATCTAGTAACACTTGGATATTGTTCCTGAATTCCCTTAACTGCCCTATATAATAATTCAGCACCTTTACCGGCTTTATAACTCCATATAGTATAGAATACTGCGGTTGTTGGTACTTGTGTAGTATTATCTAAATCTTTTACATTTTCTGGAATAAAATCATGGAAACTAACACATACCATAGCATCCGGATTATCTGCTGATTCATCAGTTAATGCGGCAACTAATCTACCATTACTAACACGAAAATCGGCTGATATTTCAGGTCTTACTGGGTCGTCTTTAATAAATTCTAATAGTTTGTGTGTGATATCTTTGATGAAATGTAGCATTTTAGCCTCAGGGTAGTGTTATTCGTATTTAGCATAAATTTAAAATATGCTATTATTTAGCGACTTTTTTTATCCACTAAATATTGTCATGGGAAATATTATTGAGTGGAATGTTGGATTAAATGATTTTAAGAAATGTACCCTAGAATTAGGGGGAAATTCTCATAAATTCACCACAGAATTATTGGATGTTCCATTTGAACCTAATCGTAATATTACTGACATATTCAATGAACATTTAACAAATAGACAAACCAAATATGTAGAGATATTATATAGTGGTGGATTGGATAGTGAATTGGTATTATTATCCTGTGTTAAAAACAGTATACCAATAATAGCAATAACGTTAGTTATTAAAATAGAAGGGTTAATCATTAATACCCATGATTTGTATTATGCAGAAAAGTTTTGTAGAGAAAATGATATAACTCATAAATTGATTGAATTGGATGCAGATAAATTTTTTCAGAACGGGAATCATCTATCATATTTGTCACCTTATTATATCATAGAACCTCATGTAGCAACACATTTATGGTTACTTGAGCAATGTAGTTATTTCCCAATTATCGGTGGGGATTGGCCTTGGGTACACGCTCAAAAGGAAGACAAAGTTTTATCACCCTCAAGATTAGAGTTTTCTAGTTATGAACGGTTTATGAAAGATAACGGTATACACGGAATTGGTAATATGATTGGATACAGTTTAGAATCTACGTGTAAACTAGTACAGATACATTTGGATAATCATGTAAGTGGTGAATCTGTATCTAACTTTAAATCACGCATGTATCAAACAATGTATCCTGAATTAGAACCCAGATTAAGAAGTTATGGATGGGAACATCATAAAATAAACTCATTTAATCTAATGAATTATAAAATAGAGTTAATTAAACAACTAAGACCCACTACTCCATTTATTAAATGGGGTAATACCATAAAAACACTATTAAATACAGAAGCCAATGAAAATGACAAATTCAAATAAATTTGATACACATGAATCCTTTTACCATGGATTAATTAAAAGTAAAATATGGTTATGTGAAGAATTAGAGACAGCTATATACCGTGAATGTCTTACAAAACCCTCTTTACATATTCTAGGATGTTGGGATAATCTATTAGCATTTATGCTACTTACTCGAAAACCTACATTCTATAATACTGTACATGGATATGACATTAATCCAGACGCAATATCTAATGCTAATAAAGTATGTGACATGTGGAAATATGAATCACCTAAAGTTTATAATCACATACAAGATGTGAACAAATATGATTACAGCCTACATGCTAACGGTATTTTCATCAATTGTAGTATAGACCAAATGGATAGTAATAACTGGTATAATTCAATTCCAAATGGAAGTTTAGTATGTATCCAAACTACTAATATGAAAGATCCAGAATTTCCCTGGTTTATTAAACAAACAACTGATAGTTTAGATGAATTGGTTGATAAATTTAAACTGAGTAATTTGTTATATTCCGGGGTAAAAAACATACCATATGCTACTAATGGATATAAACGCTATATGATTATAGGAACCAAATGATTATAAAAGAATAAATACATATATGGATAATTATAAGTATTTTTCGCAATTATGCGAAAGCATAGTTTCAGAAGCCAGTACAACTATGGCTCAATTTAATGGGCCGGGCGCACAGGAAATATTAAAACAACTACATTCTAAAGAAGCTTTAGGACACGATGTTCAACCTGAACCTGCAGTTAGACCTAAATGGACTGATCTAAAAGATAAACCGGGAACATGGTTATTAATAGCAGGTAATAAAGGATTTGGTGCAGTAAGATTTATGGTATCCAATGATGCTTATCGTAGCAGGGCATCAAGGTCTGGTTCATATCAAATATTTGCTAGTAACGGTAAACCTGATCCTGATGAAGGAAATATGGTATATTCTTCCTTTGCAGACAATGTTACCGACGCTAATAGTTTGTTAAAAAAGATTGTAGGTGATGCTAGAAAATTTTACTTTATGGATAGTGAGTACTCTAAACAATTACGACAGGATCGTGCTAGTAATAAACCAGAGCCTGCAGGCTTTACTACTACAAATAAATTAACCAAACGGTTCAAACCACTTTTTAAGAAAATACTAATTGCTTCTAAAGCTGATATTAATGGTGTTATTGCTAGTATGGCAAAAAATGATGCTCATCACAAAGTAGATAAGAAAATTGATCAGGTAAAATTAATTGATCAGGCAATTGAAGCTTTAGATAATGGTGCCATGACTGAATTACTTAATAATGCTGTAAACAATAGTATAGTTTTAACAGCAAGATATTACTATCCAGAATTAACAGGTAATGTAACTAGCGGTTATAGATATCGTGATAATAGTTTATCCTCAGAAAAAAACGATGGTACTACAAAAGTGTTGTCAGATATAGCTAACGGAGATAGACAGAAATTAAGTGCTGTTCTCGCTTATCTAAAAAGGAGTTTAGTATAATGAGAGCAATACACTTTTTAACAGAAGCTGATATCAGCACTAATATAATGAAAGACCCAAAGCTAGCAAAAATGTTAGCTATAGCTGTCAGACATGATAGGACATTTCCAAAAAATGAAATAGCAGATATGGGTCCAAGACCTACTGTTGCTGATTATGTTCAATCATGGAGTAAATTAGTTAATCAAACACTAGCGAAAAATGAGTATGGTGATTTAAGTAAAGAAGGTAAGTTTGATAGTTGGTTATTAAAACTATATAATAATCACGCCATAGATTATGAAGATTTGAATGGTGAGGGCGGAGACGCACTAGGTGCTTGGCAAGCATTAAGCACACGTGGTTTATTAAAGAAACCAGATCAAGACTTTAATAAATTTCCTAGTATACGGGCGTTACAACAGGCAATGGAAAAAGATGAGTATCGTAATACTCTAAGAAGAATTAAAGATGCCGAAGCATTAGAGAAGCATAAACGTAACAGAAAAGAAATTGTATTATTAGATAACGATAGATTTCATGTTATCATGCCATTGAACTATGGTGCTTGTTATACATTTAACAATCAAACAGGACACATGAGTAATTTCTGTACAGGAGGTTCTAGTGGATTGAATTGGTTTAATAATTATGCTCCTGATGGTCCTATCATTAGTATCATTGATAAACAAAACATTGATAATAAAAATGGAAAGTGGCAATTACATGCACCAACTAGTCAACTAGTTAATAGTACACAAGATCAAAGATATAATAGAACAGGTGCCGATCGTGAATTTTCTAAAAGATTTCCCGGCTTATTGAAAGAAATTGTTAAAGGTATGCTTACTAAAGCAGGTGAAGTAAAAGCCGGTAGTAAAGAAATTAGTCCACCTGATGGATATGATGTTAGAGAAGCTGCCAAACAAATAATAGCTAAATTCCCTGAAAGTTATAAATCAGTACCGGGTGCTCCGGGAAAAAATCTACCACCCGATGACGATGAATTTGTAAATCAACCAGCTCAACCAGAACCAACTCAAGCTACACAAGCAACACAACCTACTGAGCCTGAAGGGCCACGTATAAGTGATTGGAAAATTTATAATGCAGGAAGACAAGTTGCAACAGTAGTAAATAAAACACAACAACAAGCTATGCAAGACCTAGAAAAATATGCTATAAAGAATAGAGTACCGCGTGGTCGTATGTATCTACAAGATTATTCTAACAATCAAATAGTCAGATGATAGCCAAAAAAATAGACCCCGAAGGGTCTATTTTCACATTGTAGGTCCATTACCGTTCTTAAATCCCACACTACCACCTTCACTTTCAATACGTTTGATAACATCTTCAAACAGTATAGGTCTATAGTCTGTATGTTCTACACATACACAATGATAACGAGTATCAATTATAGGAATGCCATACTTGCCTATAGGGTCCATCATTACACGATTAGCGTGTAAGTGTCCGTGAATATTAGTACCAAAACGTCCTAACGATTCAGTATGAATAGGTATATGACTTAATATCATTCCATTCATAACATGATAAGCACGTAATTCACGGAAATATTCTCTATACTCATCATCACGGAAGATATCGTGGTTACCACGAATCAATACTTTGTCACCGTTCAAGCGAGACATAATCTTTAATGATTTTCTATTGATAACAACATCACCCAAATGATATACTTTATCATTTGGTCTAACTGTTTCATTCCATCGTTTAACCATTTCTTCATCCATCTCATCTGGATCAGTCCATGGGCGTAATTTTGTAACACCATCGTTACGTGTGAAATGACATACTCCGGCATGCCCGAAGTGTGTATCCGATACTAAAAATACTGAGGGCATAACATTCCTTTATTTGGCATCCCCCCAAGGATTTGAACCTTGCCTTGCGGTTTTGGAGACCGATGTGCTGCCGCTGACACTAGGGAGATATTATTTACAAATTCTTTCTAATACGTTTGAGATATTCTCTACCAATCAAGCCAGCTTCAATTTCTTCTAATGCAGTTACCATTGGTCCTGCTTTAGTATTAAGCAATGAACGATGTCCACGCTTTAATTCTCTTACCCGCTGTGAGGCAATAAGAACTAAATCAAATCTACTACCAACCATAAGTGCGGCTTCTTCACTTGTATATCTTGCTCTGCTTTGTGACATATTTTTCCTTTATCTTGTTACTTTTCTAATCAACTTATACCAATAGTATTTGAACCCTCGGAACACAATGATATCAAAACTAATTATAGGATTAACTTCTTTTACAATGTGTCCGTATGCTCTATTAATTACATCTTCACTTTTGCTCATAATTACTCCTTTGTTTGGTGGATCGTGTAGGGATTGAACCTACGACCTACGCCTTGTAAGGGCGCCGCACTACCGCTGTGCTAACGATCCGATATTTAACCACCTTGATTACTGTCTTTAACTTCTGTTTGACTAGCAATTTGTTCAAATGCTTCATCTTCATTCTTTTGATCCTCAACTACTCTTGGATCAGGCTTGCGAAAAATATTGTTCCAGTTATTGTCAAATGTATTTAAATCAACACTGTATGGTCTTGGCAAGCTACCTTTAGTCATTTGCTATTATCCTTACGAGAAGAAGGGCTACGTAAGTTGCTTTTCTCAATCTCTACAAAACTACGAATAAAAGCTCCACGTACATGTGCATCACGTATAAGTGTTGCCGCACGTTTAACTGCTTTGGGAAGTTTAACTGCCCGTGAATCATAACCTCTACATGTCATACTATTTCCTCTTTTAAAAAATGATTGGTCTCGGTAGCAGGAATCGAACCTACGCTCGAACGTCCCAAACGTTCAGTGATACCATTTCACCATACCGAGATAAACTTAACTTGGTATTACATGCGGTATGAATGGAACATTTCTAGGACCATATGTTTGTTCAAAAAGCTTTTTAGCTTCTTGTACATTAGGTGCAAAGATTTTTTCTTTCTTTTCACCTTGTGGTGTTCTAACTGTTGTTTCATACATTGGCATATAATTCTCCTAATTGGTTGCGGGGGACGGAATCGAACCGCCGATCTTCAGGTTATGAGCCTGGTGAGTTACCGCTTCTCTACCCCGCGCTATCTTGGTGGAGGAGACAGGGATCGAACCTGCGACCTATTGCTTGCAAAGCAACCGCTCTCCCAACTGAGCTACACCCCCAAATACTTTTGGTGCCCTAGGTCGGACTCGAACCGACACATATTTCTACGCCAGAACCTAAATCTGGTGCGTCTACCAATTTCGCCACCAGGGCATTTATTTCAATACTGATTGTAACAGAAAACTATTTATCTGTCTACTACTTTGGATAACTTGGAGCGGGGTAACAGAATCGAACTGTCAGCATTAGCTTGGAAGGCTAAGGTATTACCACTATACGAACCCCGCATAAATACTATTTATATGACAAACTGCTTTGATATAAACTTATCTCTAAATCCTCTTAAAGAAGATATAGATATAAAATCATACGGACCTGATCGTCATACACGAATTCCAATATCAGATATTAATCCTAATTTAATATCATTAATAGATAGATTAGATTTAAAAGTTATATTGGCTGAACTATTCTACACTAAACCCCATACAATAACCGGGATACACATTGATGTAGTAGGGGGTGATTATACCAAACTAAACTATATATTCGATGGCAAAGATAGTTTAATGATGTGGTATAAACCAAAAGACAACATTGTAAAATCTATTAGCAAAACACCTATTAATACTAGGTACATCAGTTATGCTTTACATGAAGTTGAAATTACTGATAAACAATCAGTTAAGTTTCCTAGCATTATACAAGCTGGTATACCGCATAATGTTATTAACTATTCAGAACCTAGATGGTGTCTTAGTATAGTGTTAGTTAAACAAAATGGTGAACGACTTACAATGAAAGAATCAATCTGCATATTCAATAAATATGTAGAAGTTTCATTATGAAGTATTATGTTTCTGTACCTATAGAAAACTTAAAAACTATACAAGAAAAAGTATTTGAGCTTTTTCCTAAAAGAGAACTTTTTAAAAAAGAATCATTGTTTTATATACCTGATAATCTAAATCTTTTCTTAAATATACCTGAGTTAAAAGCAGAGTTAGATAAACTCAACTGGACACCCTATGTCTTTAGTATAGGATTTTATATCATTGGTACTACTAATGGAACACATATACATTTAGATAGTAATACATTTACTCATAGTTTTAATATACCAATACTAAACTGTGAAAATACTTTTGTTAATTTTTATAAGACTGATAAAGAGCCTAAAAAAGAAGTATACAAGTTATATGATACTCTTATAAACTATTACAGGTTTGATCCTGCAGACTGTGTAGTTGTTGACCAACTTGAAATGTTAACACCGAATGTTATTAACGTACAAGAACCACATAATGTGGTAAATAAGAATACAAAACCACGTATTACATTACTAATACGTTTACGAAATGACCTTGATTTATCACACTTATTCCAATGAACTATATAGAATATATAAACTTTCCTAGTATACCCAATGAGTTACTAGATCCAATTGAAAATATTATTAATAGCACACGAATAAATAGTATTGTTAAGCAAGATTTTTTTCAAGGAAGACCTGTTAGTAACCAATTACAAGACTGGCTTGAAAAGAACCTTTCATTTAACTTTGTTGCACAATATCAAATAATCTATTCAGGTATACCTATACATAAAGATATGGGTAATAGGAAATTAGCATATAACTATTTACTGGTATTAGGCGGTAGTAATGTTAAGACCGTAATATTTGACGACAGTAAAAAGATATTACAATCAGAAATATTACCATTACGTACATGGCACAGTATTAAAACTGACATGTTTCACGGTGTATTTGGATTACAAAAAGATAATCCTAGGGTATCACTAAGTGTGACACCTAAACAATAAAGCCCGGGGTTGCCGGGCCTTAAAGTGAGTGTGTGAAAGTTTTATTTCCTATCAAATGCCCAGAATAAAACTCCTAGAGCCACAAGACCTACTAGACCTTGACTACCCAATGCTGTCACAAACTTTAGAACATTACCTAAAATGTCTAAACCAATGAATGGCACTGCCGCTCCGAAAATGATTTGTAAGATTACGCCTACTGCTAATAACTTAACTCCCATGTCAACTACATGACCTAGAAATCCACCAGCAATATCGAATGCGTTGTTCATTTTTTCCATGTTTTTGTTTCCTTTCACAAACTAATATTTACCGTTTTGTGAAGGCTTCAAAGCACATTCTCTTTACATTATTAGACTATTCTTATTACACAATAAGTCTATATATTTGGAGTAGGTGACAGGAGTCGAACCTGCATAGCACGGATTTGCAATCCGCTACCTAACCATTCGGTACACACCTACATAAAAGCATATTGAAACACACTAACTACCTTGGTATGTACTAAAGTTCAATGAACCGCTACGACCCTATCTTTAATGTGCTTCAATATGCTCTGCGTCCCCCGGCGGTAATTATAGTACAAAAAG